AAAGGAGAAACTCCATTATATCGAAGTGGTAATAGATTCTTAGACACTAATCCATTAAACACTGTACCTGGAGCTATTTACCAAGTACTTAAAGTATATTCAGATTTTATATTAAACAAAGGAGATCCAGATGTATTTAAATTAATGGATCATTTTGGTGTTGGGTATAATACTAGAAACAATACGTATGCTACATACCAAAAAATGATTTATAGTGATCCATCTGTTAAAAGACTTTCTACTAATCCATTAAAACGAATGCTACAATATGGAGATGTAGTATTTGAGAGATTGGGGTCTTTAGATAAACTAGCACGTGTAGCACAACTAAAAGCTATGCTTGAAAAAGATGGTCTTTCAGCGGACAACTTTAATGTAAATAAAAGGAACGTAGCTTCTATGGTACTTGAGAAACAAGTACTAGTATCTAACGGCATTACTCCTGAGATTATAGAACGACACTTAACAGATAAGCAAAAAACTATTTGGGATAATACAAGAGCAGATGATGTACCTGTATTAGACTTATCCGCTGATCAAGTTAATGCTATTTATCAAGACATAGATCCAGCTAACTTACATATATTCACTCAAGATCAACGTATTAAATATGCAAAAGCTCTTCGTTTATGCACAACAGATTTTGCTAGAGGTGGCGAAATGTTACGAAGCATAAATAGAGTAATGCTATTTGCACAGCCTGCTTATAATGGTACAGCACAGAGTGTAGAAAGAATAAAAGAACGTATTGCTACAGGTCATGGAGATGAAGTATTCGCTAATATGATTACTACTTTTGCTGCTGGTTTAGCATTCCAATATCTTATTCCAGAAGATGAAGATGAGAGCGAAGATGAGATGTGGAAAGGCGTTAAGGTATCTCTTCTAGGACACACCTGGAGACTTCCAGTATTAGCCGAAGATATGGTTTGGTTCCAAGCTGGTAGATACTTAATGAAAGACAGTCCAAAAGATTTTCAAAAATTTATATCATCATTCTTCTCTAATATAAACCCATTCGGTTCTCTTAGTGGGCCATTTGGAATTATAAGAAGTCTTGTTAGTGGAAGACGATTAAATGACCTTAGCGATACTAGATATGGTGATCCTATTGTACCGAAATATATGACAGATACTATGGGTAAAAAGTATCCAGAGTTATTCTATAATGAATCAACTTCTGCATTAGCTAGAACCATTGGTAAAATAATAGGCTCTCCTATGGAAGTTCAGTATTATATGGATCAATTTGGTATTTCTATCTGGGATAACATTATAGAAAACTTATTGGGTACACGACGTGTTACACGTACTAAGAGTGGTATTGATATTCCAAACAATTCAAGAAGATTGTCAGATATGATAGCTCCTTTTGGTATTGATACACATCCATACAAAACTCGTTCACAACAAGCATTAGAAGATATGCTGGATGATGCTAAAGGAGAGTACTATTATAATGTGCCTGCTGAAAAAAGAGAAACTCCTAAGACTATGAATAGAGAGCAGAATAAATTACGTATGAATTATTTGGCTCTTAAGCAAGTTAATCAGACTGTAAGCATGTACAATAAGTTAGAATCTATTGCTCAAACACAAACCGATAGAGATAACATTAGACAAGATAAAATTAAGTACATGAAAGACATGGTTAAACTTTTAGAAAAACAACCAGGTTTAGAAGGCAAGTATTATTACAAACTATCTGCACAACGCAAACGCATGCAAGACAAACTTAGCTGGAAAGAAAGAGTTCTTTCTAAACAAGCTAAAACACAACAACCTTCGGGTATGCTAAAAGCTGTAGATACAGCTTTGACTGCAGTGGTTTCTCCATCGTTTGCAGCAGATGAAATTAGACCTGGAGAAAGACCAACACAAATAACTAAATATAATTTTCCAACACAGTTCCCTGTAACTGCTGAAAAAGAATCTGGTGGCAAAATGTGGTCTACAAAACGAGAATCTAAAAAAGTTAAAGGCCATGAGATTGGAGGATTTGGTATGTATCAACTAGATCCTTGGGCTAGGGGTGGTCATGCTAAAATGAGAAGTTATATTGACTCTTCTAAATTTAGTGCAGAACTATCTAAGGCTTATGATTCCAGCTCTCCGTATGGAATAGATTATAACAAATTAGCTGATATTTGGGAAAACTTAGCTAAAGATCCGAAAACGGCTAGTGCATTTTCAAGAGACTATGAAGACTTTATGATAAAGGAATATCTTCCTACATCGTTATTAAATAAGTTTCAAGCTGCTGGATATGAGATAGACAATCCTAATGTCAAGGATGCTATATTTTCATATAGTGTACAACGGCCTGCTTCTGTAAGAGCATTTGCTGAGTCTTTACCAAAAGCAGAAAAGAACAGCATTAGTCCATCCGATTCCATCTCTGCTATTATAGAATCGAAAAGAAATAATCCGCACTTAAAAAGATATTCGTCAAGATATGATGAAGAGGAACAGATGTTACTTGAAAACGAGAGGAATAGAAGATGAGATTAGGTGATATATCAGCATACTTTGAATCTGGAAATACTGAACGTAGTGTAGGAACTATCTCCTACAACAAGTCAGATCCAGGCGGTAAGAGTTATGGTAAGTATCAGATAGCTACAAAGACTGGTACTCTTAAAAAGTATATTGCTTGGTCAATTTATAATGCAGAGTTTCAAGGAGTACATCCTGCATCTAGTGAGTTCGACGCTGTCTGGAAGAGGTTAGCCGAAGAGCATCCGATAGAGTTTGAGCAAGACCAATACAATTTTATTAAGACTACTCACTATAATCCTGTAGAAAGAGCAGCTAAACCTATGGGATTTGATATAAATAATATCGGAATACAGGAAGCTCTCTTCTCTATTGGAGTACAACATGGTGGATATAAAACAATTCTAAGAGAAGCTGTAGTTCTTAGAGCTAAAGGACAAACACAGGTTGAAGCTCTGTATAATGCAAGACGTAGTTATGTAAACAAATTAGCTTTAAGTTCTCAGATTAAATCCGCCTTACAAAAACGTTACGATAAGGAATATCAGATTGTGAAAACTTTGTTTGAAGGAGGGGTATCCGAAGTCGAATTGTTTCTATACAAGCCTTCGCAGCACGAGAATCTGGAACAACCTGCTCAACACACCACCGAAACGACCAAGGAAGAAGAGAATCAGAGTACAGCCATTCCCTAGCATCTCTCGCATTTGCAAGCTCTTGCGAGGTGCGATTGCGAGATTGCTGAGAATTTGATTTGCGGATTCTTTGAGGGCAACAATCATAGATTGCCCTCAATATCACCGCTTGTATCAGCTCTGCTTCTGGAGTAGATGCAGGGTAACTCACTTCATCTGCTCTTCTTGGAGATATAAAACCTTTCATTTGATATATTTCTGTATTCCATACCAAGCAATTAAAGCACTATCAGCTCTGCCATCATGCTTCTTTAGCCTAAACCAAGGACTAACATCGCTACCACACTTACAATCATTATCTCTTGAAAAAAGATTTTTAGCTACTTCTCTAGCTTTATTCTTTTTATCATCCGTTATTCCAAGCATAACAGGCGACCAACTCTGTGGAGCTATAAGTTTATATTCAATCTCTAACGCATCAAACAAACCTTTCCACCAACCAAGATTCTGACCGAAGTTGAACATAGCCGAAACAGATTGCCCTGGTGCTGCGTGTACATTCTCAATGAAAGCTATGCAGTGTCCTGCTGTAACTTCCTCTACCTTATCCTGTATAGAGTAGGGTATCATCGGTTTATCTGTATCATAATCAAGTATATAACGCAGATAGTATTCTCCATCTATATAAGAGAATATACTCAAAGCACCAGTCTTACCTGGGTCTACACCAAATACATACTTGCAAGGTTGCATATAATCACGCATCTTTGTCATTAGTTTTGGTGTACTAACCCCTCCTTATTGTTCGGTCTAAAGCTAGGCTTAGGAAACTTCCAACACATATGTCCATTCCCCGATACAGCGTGAAGAACCGAGTTGTCTGGATAGCCTTGCAGTGGGTATCTAAAGTCGTAGATTCTTCTACCAGCTTCATGGCTGTAGTTAGAACCAAACCTTCTACCAGCTCCAGCAAAGGATTCATCCACCTTCTTTCCATTCTTACTTAGATACACGCTCTTGAATACAGGCAAGCCTTTAGGAGTAACCCAAGTAGTAAAGTTCTTCTCTTCACCGAGCTTCCACACAAACTTCTGTGTATCAAGGTTTTGGTATGACGAACATCCTTTCGTATCCGCTGCTGCATACGAACTTGAACTGGGTACAGGTTGAAAGTTATCATCAGTAAAGTGTGCGAAGTTAGCTGCATCTCTATTCTGTGAACAGTAATCTACTCTAGATACAGGATTAACAAATGTAGCGTGTGGTTTCATACCGTTAAGACAAGGCTTCCAAGCAAGTACCATCCAAGCATTAGCATTGTTACCACCATACTTTGCCTGTGCAATATCATCATAGTTTACACCATCAGTATCAGCTATACCTTTAGCACCTCTCTTAATAAAACCATGCTTCTCACAGAACCTATTCTTTAAGCAGACATCATTCAAAGGATTGTCTACAAAACGGATAGGATTAAGACCAGCAACTTGGCGTTCTGCATTATATGTAGCAAATTTATTCACTACACGTTGCATCATCTTCTTACGATTAGCTGCTGTAAGACCACTCTCTAAGCAAGGAGATACAGCAAAATCTATAAGAGTATTACCAGCAGCTTGTGCATCAGCTATAGCTTTAGTAATGATTTTATCCATGACTTTTATGTATTTAGGATTATTACTAGCTACATCAGCATTAGCCTGAGCAGTTGTCATGCCAGGAAAACATTCATTACTTCCGCAAGTCCTACCTCTATCCTTAAAGCAAGTACAGTTACAAATATGAACTCGTACACGCTTAGGCTTTGGCATCTTCATAAATGCTTGTGACCACTGACAACCATCTTGTTTTGAAGTCTGTCCATACAACCAACCAGCGTTCCACACACTAGAGTTTTTATATGTTTCATTCCAGAACTTACGCTGTGTTTTAGCATTAGCACTACACATCTGTAGAATGAATGACACACCTCTATTGTTATTCACACCAGCACTACCACTAGCTCCTTCATCCTCCTGCTCTGAAGGGTCTATAGTAGGTACTGGTTCAAGAGGAACTAGTGTAGCTAAAGGTTCTGCAAGTGTACCATGCTCAGTACGCCAATTCTTGTAGTATGAACCTCTATCATTATCTGTATTAGAATCAGACGCTTCTGCAAGAGCAGTTAGTGATGATAATAAAAACAAACAACATAAAAATTTTTTCATATTATCCCTCCTATTCTATATGTTGAACACCAATCTTATTGAAAGGTCTAAATCTAGGCTTTGGAATCTTCCAACAAATTTCCTTGTTATTGTCTTTTCTTATAGCATGAAGTACCACTTGGTCTGGATAGTTTTGTAATGGTTGTGAAAAGTCGTAGCTCCATCTCTTTAACGATGAATTTACTAATGTAGCACCTCCAGCATTATCTATAGTAGCACCATTCTTAGTAAGCCAAACCTTTTTGAATCTTGGAAAGTTTCTCGGAGTAATCCATCTTGTTTTTGATTGTGTGGGATGTAGTCCCCACTCCCACTCTGCATTGTTTGGAAGAGTATTCTTTTTAGCACAAGTAGTTAAATCTCTATCATATACACCAGATAAAGAATCATTAGGAAAATTATCAGCAGTAAACTGCGCAAAACTTGTAGCATCTCTATTTATGGTACAGTATTGTTTTCTTTTTGGTGGTGCTACAAAAGAAGCTCCTTTTGGCGAGCCATTCAAACACCAAGTCCATGCTAATACCATAAAGGCTTTGTTATTCTTTTTACCATAATTTATTTGTGCTACATCTTCATAACTAACACCATCATTATCAGCTATTCCTGTGTTGGTTTTTCTTACTTGGTCACCATGTAGTTCACAATAAATCTTTCTACCTGATATATTTATACAATCGGATTCTCTAAGACCTAAAGGACTATCTACATATATAGCATTTGGTATTCTATTTCCTACAGTCTTAATAACATAGTTCATCATTATCTTTCTGCTCTCTTTAGATAAACCACTTTCAAGACATGGAGATATGGCAAAGGCTTTTACTGTACCTGCTGGTGCAGATTTATAATCACTAACAGCTTTGTTTATAATGGAGTTAATTACATTACGCAAACGTGGAGTCATCTGGTTTCTGTTAGCTTTTACTTCTTGCTCGGCTTGTTGTGTATTCATTCCAGGAAAGCATTCATTATTACCACAGGTTCTACCACCTCTACCTTTGAAACAAGTACAGTTACAAATATGAACTCGTACACGTTTTGGTTTATTTACTTGCATAAACTTCTGCGACCAAGTACATCCTGCTGCTGCAGTATTTCCATATAACCAACCAGCATTTAATACACTAGCATTTTTGTATGCAGCGTTCCAAAAGTCTGGCTGGTTTTTAGCTTCAGCACTACACATCTGTAGAATAAATGATACCCCTCTATTGTTATCTGCAAATGCAGTTGGTACTGCTATAAACCAAATAGCACACCAAACTGCAAAACAAATAGCAATAAGAATCCACTCACTTATTGCCTTCACCATCTTTCTTTTCCTCCTTATTAACTCTTAAATTTCTAAGTGCTCCATCAAGATTCAATACATCATTCTCGATAGGAATAAGAACACCATCTACAAGTGATTTACCTGTAAATCTTTGGCAGAGCATATTGAATACTTGATATACAATAGCTACTTCATCTTGCTTACGTTCATCTTCTGGAAGATTATTCAGAATTTCTCTAACTGTAGGATGATCTAAAATCCTTAGTTTAATAGAATCTGCAATAGCTGGGTTTACATCTCTAAATACAATAGTTAAATCTGGTGCTACATAAACTTGATGATACCTAGTTACATCAAGGTAAAGAGTGTTTTGAAATAAAATATGAATCATGTTATGCCCTCACAAATCTACGACTAATTACATTTTCAAACTGTTCCTCAATCCAATTCATAGCTATATCCTCATCCACAAAGTGTGGTGATTTGATTAGCTGCTTGTCATTCAGAACTTCAGCGAAAAAAGGTTCACCATTAAGAAGCATTGTATCCTTGTAGATAGTGCCTGTTAAGTGTGCCCCTCTCTTAAATATTGTTATTGTTTTAATCATTCTTTTTCTCCATAGCAATCTTTACAACTGCATATTCAAACAATTTTTGTAGTGCCAGCTCCCTTGATATAGCTTGTCCAGTTTCTTTATTAAAGTTCTTGGGGTCTATACAAGCGGAACTAGCTACAATTTCAAAACCATTCTTTAATGTAAGTAAGCAGACAGTTGTCCGCTTACCTACAAAAAAGAAATCTTCTTTTGAGATTAAGTCAGAGATATTAAGGTCGTTCATCATACTCCTACTTAAAAAAGTCTTTATGGGCCACAACCCCAAAAGCCTTAGTCATAGGCTTAGAATCCTTAATAAATTGAGCTGCTGATAACATAGAATCAATCCCAGCCAAATAAATATTTATTTGATCTTCTAAGTATTGTATGTATTTATCCGCAGCTTCAAACCCAGCACTACACATCGGGTCATGAGCCATAGCCCAACCATCACTAATCTTCTGCTTTAATTCTTCTATTCCTTCTTTAGTCATTGTAACTTATCCTTATTCAAAGCAATCTCTAATCCTTCTTTAAGATTCTGCAATGGCATTATACTACCACATAAAGCTATAATTTCAGCAGAAATTTCTATACATCTTTCAAAATTTCTACGCTTCATAGCTTCCTGCAATTCCTCTAGTCTATCTGTCATGGATGTATAAACACCATCCAAGTCCTTAAACAAGCTATCTAAAAAGCCAATAACTGCATCCTCATTATTTTGCATCGTCGCTCTCCTTACCAATTATTTGTGAATAATCAATCAAGTATCTTACCTCAAGTATCGTATCATCAACACTAGAAGATAATTCTTTTACGTCCTCCTGAATAGCTTTTAAGCGTAACAGTATATTTTCTAAACTTATTATTCTTCTATTTAATTCATATTCATTCATAGTCATTCTCCTTTATTTTGCATCATACCAACTATCTCCTATATGTGCTTCTACAATATTATTTACTGCACCATAATTCTCTGGAAAAACGTGTGTAAATCCAAGCATCATGGCTTGCTCTAACAACTCTTTCACCTTCTCTGCCACTTCTACTTTACATTCTACAAGGATTTCATCATGCACGGTAGCTACTATTTTTGCTGGTAGCTTTTCATGTACGAACTGCTTATCTAATAACCAGAGTGTATAAAGTAGAGCTTCAGCAGCACTGCCTTGTACTGGTGTGTTCAAACTACAGGTATAGTAGTTATCTTCATTCAGCTTTCTAACCATACCACCTACTGTCTTAGCCCTTAAGCTAATAGCAGCTTCTCTTGTAGTCCGCTGTTGCCACTCGTAGAGATTTGGATAAGCAAGCCTGTAGTTCTCTACAAGTTTTGCACTCTCATCTTCTGACATCTCTACACCATACTGCTTTGCATACTGACAGAGTTTTTTGTATCCCATACCAAACTGTAAACCTAGCACCACAGCTTTAGCTCTCTGACGTTCCTCTTTTGTAACGTCTTCTTCCTTCTTATGAAGTATTAAACTAGCTGTTAGTTTATACAAGTCTTTACCAGTCTTATACGCTTCAAGCATACGTTTATCTTTAGACAGAATAGCTGCAACCCGTACCTCAACTTGACTGTAATCAGCACAGACAAACGTAGTTTTACCTTTCCATTGTGGAACGAACAGCTCTCTGTAATTACCTAACTGCTCGTCTGGTCTAGGAAAGTTCTGTACGTTTGGGTCACGAGAAGACATTCTACCTGTATCTGTAAAGGCTAGAGTATAACTTGGATGTAGCCGTTTAGTTACAGGGTTAATCATAGCCTTGATACTATCTCCATACGTTGAGATATACTTCTGATACTTCTTATAAGTAACTAGAGGTTTAAGTGCTTCGATATGCTCTGCTTCAAGTAGTGTAGCAGTATCAGTCTTTAAGCTACCTTTAGCAGTCTTTGGCCACAGAGCCAGCTCTTCAGAAGTCAGATGCTTCTTTAACCACGCACCTAACTGCACACTACTTCTGATATTCATATCTCCATAATACTTATCGCAAGCAATTTCAGCAGCACTAGCAGCAGCTCTCCATCCTTCAATCATTACATCTAGCTTTTCTGTATCAATATAAATACCATTACGGATTATTCTAGCTACAGCATTTATAGCATTAGTTGTAATCTTGAAGTTCTTTGTCTTACTTGAAGGTGTATTTATTAAATCATCTCCCAACTTCCACACCCAATACGCATCTAAAGCAGCATACTTAATCTGCTCTGGTGTAAGCTCTGGAGCTGACCAATCACTAACCTGCTCCATTTTACTCACATCTTCACCAAACAATTCATACACTGCTGTCTTTAGTGATACAGAATACTGCTTACTGTTTGGATAATTAGCACGCAGGAACGCACTGTACATAATCATTGTATCCATGCACCGTACTTCTTCTACACCCATCTCTTGTAAGAACCGTACATCAAACAAAGCATTATGAATGTAGAAATGATTAGCTCTTATGAAGCTAAGCAAATGTTTTGTGTGATATTCATTCATCTTTAGTAGGTCAAAGACTACAGCTATACCTGCATCTTGTTCTGCATACTCTCCTTCATACCTATTATAAATCTGAATGGTTCTAATCTTAGAACGCTTTGAATCAAACTCGGCCGATACACCTTCCTGTATTACAGGATATGTTTCTATGTCTAAGCCTAACATTTTGAAAGGATTGTAGAGATAGTCTTCATCTTCTAGTAATCTCCAGAATTTTTTGTCGCCCATCTCTGATGTGAAATAAATAGTATTCATAGTATTATCATAAGTCCAAAAAAACCTCCGCTTACGGAGACGTGTGTAAGCGGAGGAAAAATTATCGTTTTAGGTAGTTTTCATTACCCATTGTGTAATGGATATTATACAACTTCTTACTGTTTGCACAATCAAAAATTGTATTTTCCATTTCACTTTGTTCCATAAGGAACAACACCAGTCCAAACATTCGCCCCTCCTCGACTGTTCCTGGTTCTATTGGTTCATTAGAGGGAGCTTCGCTCCCATAAGCTCCGCTAAAGTGAGAAGAAGTCGTCGAGATTGTCTTCTTTTTTCCCTGAATCAGCTTCAGTTTCGGTCTTTTCTTCGACATCATCTAACCCCACATCTAAGTCATCAATGTATGATACATCGCTCGAACCACCAAGATACTCACCTTTCTTTGCAAACTGTACTAATGACATGTAGCAAGTAATTCCGTGTGTAGCTGGTGTCTTGTATGCTGCAACATTAACAACCATTCTTCCATAATCACCTTGAGCTATGTTCTCAATCTCTGCAACAGGCATAGCACCCCTTGCTTTGACTGGGCCATAAACGACTGGTGAAACTTAGCACCTGTTGAAGAACTACATACCCACATATCTGCAAGGTATGGTTGATTCTCCATTGATGCACCATCTTTAATAACACTCTGTGGAATGTCTTTAATTGTTAAAGATGGATCACCATAAGCCTCGTGTGCTACATCCTCAATAGCTTTAACTAATGCTTGCATGGCAGCTTTATTAGCATCAGTCATATCCTTTTTGTCCCAAGCAACAGTACAGGTGTACTTGTTTGCTTGCATTGGGGCATCGGCTGGTTTTGGATGTGCAAGATTCAACCAAAGAAATCTTCCAACTGGTGTTGAAACTTTGATTGATGCTTTAGGGTTTTTCATAGTAAGTTTCTTCGACATAGTATTATCTCCTTATAGTATTGTCATAATTACAAATCAGAAATCAGTGACTCACTAATTTCTTTTCTCTTGTCATCTTCTAGTGCAACTCGTGCTTTACCCTCACTCATTACAACTAACGAATCTAACAAATCTTTTTTGCCGATTGACTTAAGAGCTGCTTCAATCTCCGTTAAAGTTTTAAGTGTAGGTTTTGATGCTTCAATTCCTTCACTCTCTAACGTGTTGATGACAAGCTCTTCATCATCAATCCATTTTCTCCTGCCTCTACCTTTCACTAATTTTAATCCAGGTATTTTTTCTCCAGCTTCTAACTTAACTTGTATCATAGACATTACGTCTTCGATATAAGATTTAAGTTTCGGGAGAATAGTTTCACCGAAAGTTATAACTTTCAGTATTTCATCAGCAGTGAGTGTATTTATATCCTTAAACTTAACCTCTTGTAAAGAAGTTTTTTCTTTTTTCTCCTCATTTATATCATTTATTAACGCAATAGCATCTTGCATTATAAATTCTTTATACTTTTTACACTCTGGTTTTAGCTTGCAAAACAAGCAGTGTGTTCCAGCTTGTGTATATTTATCTGTATCCTCTTCACCATTAAGAATCTTATATGCAATAGCAACTCTCTCTTTAAGTGGTACAGCAAGTTGATTAAGTTTATCTATGTTGTATGTTTTACTTCTTGCAATCTTACCATCATCAGCAGGTAGACGTGGTTGATAAATAACAGTAGTTACAAACTTAATCTTTGCACGATATGCACACTCTGCGTGATGTACATAAGACAAAGCATAAGAGAGTAATTGTTTATTCTCATCAACTTCTACAAAGTGTCCTTTACCATACTTCCAGTCAAGCACTAACACATTGTATGTACCATCTCCGTTTGGATAAAGAGCTGCTACATCAATAGTTCCAAAATCTTTATCACTATATACAGCAGGGAGCTTTGTTTCTATCTCTAGCTTTTCTGGCTTTAACCGCACAAGAATACCTGAAATATAATCATAAGCAGAGCGTACATAGTTTTGCATCTCCATTGATGGAAGTTTTGTTATTCTCTCTTCTAAATCTTCATTTGAAGATGGAGGGTTACGCAATAAGTCTTCCATGCAAGCATGAAACTCTGTACCTTCAGCAGCTACTTCACTTTCTGTATCTGGTAAATCTTTACAGAGATATACAGATGCAGGGCATTTACATACTCTCTCTAATGATGATGGTGACACCATAGAGTGAGCCGTTTCCATCGCACCTGCTGGAAGTGCTGGTACAGATAGTGCTTCAGCAGCAGACTTTCTTTTTCTTGCTTTCTTCTCTTTTGTTACAGTCATATAATACTCCTTTTGATAATTAGCTATTCTTTCTTTATTTTTAGACACATAAACGGCACAGTTTTTTGCAGCCACTTCAGGATGGTCTTTCTGATATGCCTTCTGTCGTGCTAAAATTTTTTCTCTATTTTTCTCATAGTATTGCTTATGGTATTCTTCCTTTGTTAAACCACAAGGTTTTCTTCCTCTCTTTGCCATTCTATAACTCCATTGTATCTAATACCCGCATCTTTCTCTCAATCACCTTAAATATATGTGAATCAAGAGAATCTTTTGCTAATAAGAATACAACATTTACATCCTCAGTCTGTCCTATCCTATGACATCTCGCTTCAGCTTGAGCGATATTTGCAGGTGTCCAATCCAGTTCAGCAAACACTTCTGTATGTGCTTTTGTGAGTGTAATTCCTACACCTCCAGCAAGTATGTTTAGAATTAGAATCTGTGGTGCATCTTCATCATCAGACTGAAACTTCTTAATAATTTCTTGTCTTTTATCAGCAGGAGTTTCACCTATAATATACTCTGTTCTCACATTCACATTAAAATTTAGTGTCTGATGTAATGCTTTAATAACATCATTGTGGTATGCAAATACTACAAGTTTCTTTTTGTTAGCTTCATACCTACTATCTTCTTTATCTAGGAGAAACTTTATGTACTCTACTGTCCCTCTAAGTTTAGCTATTCCAAGATTCTTACGCATAATAGATACATGTTCCACTGTATCTTTATCCACACCTTTCCAACTATCTCCCATCACTGCTGATATTGCTATGTCTACATATTTAAGGGATTCATTTGCAAGAGTTTGGGGAACATCTATAAACACTCTCTCATGTAATAGCTTTGGTAACTCTTGTAATACTTCAGACTTTTTACGTCTAAGTGATACATCATGTAACACACTCTTTAACTCGTCTGGTCTTTTACAGCCATAGTATTCTGTTCCAAACAAAGACTGCTTCTTATACATATACTTTTCTCTAAACGCCCATATACTTTTACCCAGCAATCTAACCGCATCAGCAGAGCTATAAAATGGACGAAGCTGAGTGTACAAATCATCTACACCTTTTGTTACAGGAGTTCCTGTTAAAAGGATTCTAACTTTTGTTTGGTCATGCAGGAGTAATTGCAGACACGCTTTAGTTCTTTGTGAGCCTGGATTCTTAATCTTGTGTGATTCATCTAATACTACAGCATCGAAGTTCTCTGTTAGAAGAGACTTCTTATTGTAACGTGCTGTTACATACTCATAGCTACAGATACAGATTGTAGTATCTGCATCAACTGCTTCAGTCTTTTTTGTTATGACTTGTACTACTGGAAGCCTAGACCAATCTTTAGGTAGAACGAACCAATCATCAATCTCCTGCTCCCATGTAGCCCTCATAATAGCTGGACATACAATAAGTATTCTATGTATATCTCCTGAATCATACAGTTTAGAAAGAGCTGTGATTGTCTGGATGGTTTTACCTAAGCCTTGCTCATCAAGAAGAAAGCCTCCTTTGAAGCAGCTTTTATCGTATCCCATAAGGAAATTCACCCCTTCTTCCTGGTATGGAAAAAGAGGTGATTTTTTGTATGTATTGTTTGCTGATGATGATATGATTGTCATAGTATTGTAATCCTCATAAAATAGTATTGTCATAAGTCAATAAGTATTTTACATATTAAAGAGAGAGCCTTAATATGTCAAGCGAAAAAAATAAAAATGTGTATTTCACGGACACAGAGTGGAATAAAAAACTACAAGAGTTACAGCTTAAGTACGAAAACAATAAAAATAAAAAGAAGTTCAAACCATTCATAGACAGTATCGGTGAAATAGTTGATAGAAAGTTAGTCATTCGTGATGAAGCAAAAGAAGCGTTCCGCATTGGTAAAGCAGGTGAACGCTTTACTGCTCGTATGAAAAGGCTAGCCGCACCAGAACGTTTGTACAAGTTAGAGGTTGAAGAAGCATTACTTGAAGCATTAGTAGGTATCATACAAGTATATGATGCAATACCTTCTACATTTGTTTCAGAAGAAGAAAAAGATTTCATAAAGTATCTCAAAGATAGACGTACAAAAATGTCTGGAAACCTCTACCACAAACGTGACCGCTTAGAGAGGCCAGAAGTATATACGGACATCAATAAGCGGTACGATACACAAAAAAGAGAGCGTTAATCCTCTTTCTTTTCTTCTTTTTTATTTAAGAGAAGATTTACTAAGTATTGACCGAACTCTTCTTTATTCATTTTGGCCCAATCACTACCTTATCATCCTCATCATTAACTTCAATTTTTCTAAACTTTCTTTTAGTATCTTTTTTATTTTCTGATATTTCATCCATTACATCTTCGATTCCATTTAACATGTATTCAGCTCTAGTTTGAGCGATTGTGCTCTCACCAAAGAGTGTTATTCCAAGTAATCTTGCTGAATTATACACGTTGCTGAAAGTACAACAGCATGGATCTTTATCAAAGGCTTCAATTAGTGGCTGAATATCTTTCAAACCATTACGCAAAGCCTGAAGTATCTTAGACATCTCACGCTTTAGCACTGTGATTTTGAACTCTATACAAGTTTCCTCATTGAGTCCATCTATACCTTCTGAAAATATTTCTTTAATCTTATCTTTATTCATTGTCATTCTCCTATAATAAATACACACAAATTTATTTGTGTGTATATTTTATTAAAAATATACACACAGAAAAAATCAGAGGTTAATGATTTTTATTCTTCTGTCTACTTTAACTTGTAGAAAGTCATACTTTTCATCATCAGTGTACAATTCTGATAACATTTCATGTAACACTGAAACTTTATTATCAGCTCTTGTTGCTGCTTCTGTTAATTCTTTTCCACATTCTGCTATTGTATTACAGAGATTTGAGAAGTTTCTAAAAGTTTTTTCTTCTTTATACGTTTTCAAATCTCTTTTTATATACTGCATAGCTTTCTCTACTTCATTACAAACATATTGTACCTGCTCAGCTTCCTTCTTATTTAACATCTCTCTTGTAAGGTCTAACATTGTATCCTCCTTTATAAAATCTGATTCTTTAGTATCATCAATCAAATCTAATGGATTATCATTATCTTTGAAGTCATAGAATGGGTCAGGTTCGCAATCATTACTATAATCTTGAAACTCTGCTACACTATCTGGATAATAATAATCACTCATCTTTGCTCTCCTTAAATTTCACATATTTTTGTATTACATCTAATTTACTTACAGCATCACTTAAAAAATCTCGATACACAACAATAAAACTAAGATCATTCTCATCGACATTTTGTGATAAAATATCATCGTCAATGTATAAGTATGAATTTTCAGTATGCATATATTGACTGATTATATTGAATAATAAATTTCTTGCTTCTTGATACAACTCTTGTTTAGTCATTTTTACTCTCCTTTACTTTTAAAATCTTTTTTCATTGGAATAGAAAACATCTGATGTGTTAGCTCTCTTATTTGTCTATCTAAATCAGCTTTGTTTTCTATAGTATATACATCTAAAAACTTTAGACACGCATGAATAGTGTCACTAATCTGCTTTCCCGAAAAATCATTGTACGCTATAATTTCATACAATATATCCACAAGTTTTCGTTCATCTATATAAACCATAGTCATTCTCCATAAAGTTAAAAAGGTGGGTCTTCATAGTTATTAGCATCCTTAAACTTCACACCTCTTATACCTCTTGAATCAGAGGTACGCATATCGAGGATAGTAGTTGCTACGGATAGCTTTTTTGCTATGTAAGACTTGATTTTTGTAGGTAAAAAGCGGTCTGAAAAGGTATTCTGGATGTTATTATTCATACAGAATCTCTTAAAAGCTGCTTTAATTTCATTATTGTTTATGAATGCTGATGCAAAACCATCTTCAGTAGGAGCTACAATAGTTAGTTCCTGCTTTATAAAGTCAGCTATTAAATCAGTGTCCTCTGTTGCATCTTCTAAAGCTGATTTACCTTTACTTGATTGCATGAGTCCTAACTTTTTATACAGCTTATATCCCTCAATTATCCAAGCAAGTATTAACGCTTGCTCTTCTTTAGTTGAAAGTAATGACCTATAATCAACTTCAAGTTCCTTATTTCCACCAAACGATTGTGGAAGTGTACAGTACACAAGCCGTCTATTTAATGAGTTCATATCACCATCGTATGATAAATCATAATTAGAGCAGATAATTACTTTTGTTTTTAATACAGTTGAAAACGCTTGCTGTCCTTTAAGTTCTACAGATACGGGGTCTGCAGAGATTAAAGCCTTAAGCCTCTCCCACGCTCCGTGATATTTACGCATATTTCGTGGCATCTCTGGAAAGACTAATAGCTGTTTATCTAAACAAGTAGAATAACCAAACTTCTCATCCATCTGCTGCATACTGGTTGATGCAATAGAAGCATTCAGCACCTCTGATATTACAGATATTAACGTTCCTTTTCCACTACCAGCTTCACCACGTAGTACAAGAGCTTTTTGTTTATCGTAATCTTTTGAAATCACATAACCGAAAAAACGTTGGAGTGATTCAATCGTTTCCATATCGTGATTGAATGAGGATTCAAGGAACGCTTTCCAACTCGATTGACTATAAAGCTCAGTATAAGAATTAAAACAGTGTTCTAGTAGTGCTTTCGCGACTGAGAGCTTTGATGTTGAAAGAAGTAGCGGTGTTTCATCAATAAAAGAATTACATTCTACATCATATATAGAATCTTTTAGATGTAAGCAGAGATGCTCAGGATTTCCATGAATAAGCTCAGCACTATGTGGAAAGGATACAGCTAAGTTTTCTGCATAGACATTATAAACATAGCGTACTGCTGCCTGTGCTAAAGCATAAACAGATGATACAGACTTTTGTGGTAAGAGTTTTCTATAAAAATCCTCTGCAAATGCTACAATATCTGCTTTAGTGTATTTAATATACACCTTCTGGCACTCTGAATACCTATACATTCCTACAGCTGTAGGATATAGAACATTCTCGTATGCCTTAAAAAACAGTGGCACTAGCACTCCTTCAGGAGCTTTAGGGTCGATTACTAATGACTGTGGAGCTGCATCAAGTTCGTTTATTTGTGCTACAGGAAGGTCTGGAAGTATAGCTGCCTTTTCCTTCTCTACACGCTCAATAGAATTGAACGTTGTGTGTGTTTCACACCATCTTTTTAACTTAGATTCCGACCATTTAGGTGTTTGCTGCACAATAGGTAAATGAGATAGTAACTGATAGTACAGTTCTGGGTCTGTTGAGCCACCAGTACGCTGATAAATAACTCTAGCTAGTGAGAATAAGTATTCTGATAAACCATTTGTATCAAATGCTACACGCTCTTCCTGCGTATAATTATTCGTAAAGGCATCCTCAAACGCTTTTGATGATGAAATACAATCCATCAGTATATCTGCGTATTTTGACTCAATTATAGGTTGTTCTTTTACTACCTCTGATGCAGTTTCTACAATGAAATTAAACTTGTTAGATGTAGATGTGCTATCTAGTAGTTGGGGCCTCACTCCTGTCACCGTAAGCAGACACTTTGCTAAGCGATACTCCACCTGCTTGCAATATGGATGACTCTTGTCGATTACTATACCTCTAAAATCATACTTATTTAACACCTCTTGCTTGACTTCTGGCGTAACTAAGCACCATATATGCAGACCTGTTCCAGAAGGTGAAGTTTCTACAAAGTAGTCAAGGGTAGGAAAGGGAATAGTAAACGGCACAGTATAGAACAACTCTGGCTCTATCTTGTCTATGTCAATTCCGATTACTGGGTCATCATCATTTATGTAGTATGTACGATAAAGAGAAAAGGCTGTTGCAGATTTGGAAACCTCTTTGATTTTAGATGCTACAATGGTGTGTGACGTGCAGCCATCAATCTTGTTTGTAGCTGCTGATGACCAGTGACCATCCCTGTAACCACAAAACCGCTTTCTGGTATCTCCGTGATAGATTTGGCAAAGCTGCCACCTATCCATAGACACTAAATGCTTTACAACGGTGTTTGATTGCGCTACCATATAGCCACCACATAAAATAAAGTAAACAATTTCGATTTCATAAAACACCCTCTGAGATGCTCTCTTGGAGGGTGTTTTTCTTTATAAAGTAATCGTCACACTAAAGCAATAAAAAACTACAATGCCCATAAAAATACGCAAATATACTCATACAAAAATGAACGTTAGTATGCGTAAAACTACGCACCATGCGAGAGTTAGAATTTTTCGACTACGTATTTGGCAAAGGTAAGGTGGCCCTAAAAATACCCTAAAATGACGTTGTTTGATGTCATTTAGTAGGTAGTTGTCAGATAGTAGTCATTAAGCTAACTAACTAAAATCATTATATAATTTATATATTTATGACAATATGACATTATTTTATAAATTTATAATGATTATAAATATATAGTATATATATACGTATATTCCATGGGTTTGGAATAGATATATATGTATGTATATATATTAGAGTATATAATGCGGTTTTGACGTCATTGTCATCCGACTACATTGTAGCTTAATCAAGGCTTTTGCAGCTCGAAGTTCCACAACGAATGCCGAATGTCCAGTATGGACGAGAAGCTCCTTTTTCATATACAACGTGTAAAACGTCACAGACGTCCTCTATTGGATAGACGACTATATCAGCGGTGTTGCGGCCATCTTTGTCGTCTGGGACAATCTCAAGGGCATAATAGCCATATTTATCGTAGCCTATTAAGATGTCCCCTTGCTTCTCTACTGTACCCCCATGAGAACGGATGCAGTCTTCTATTACTCCCCATGCAGTTGTTTCTACTGCTTCATAAAGAGCGTCTTTAAGTTCTGGGTCTAACATATCCATATCAGTCTCCATTAAAAAGTGAGGCGATTATTGCCTTCATTGTGTGTAACTATACTAAAGGTGAAGCCATTAGTCAATATATTTTAATTTTATTTTTAGGCGATTACTGAAATTTTTGGCGATTACTGAATCCCTGGCTAAGTTTACCTCATGTACATAGTTAATTCTGTATTAAGTAATTAGCGTGCAGACGGGACACAGAGCGTGTTTTTTGTTAAAAGGTATTGTTACATACATGATGCCTTTTTATGCTGTTAGAAGGCATTCTGGATTGTTTTTGGTATATTTGTAGCACCTGGGATAGATTTTATTTCGGAAATGTGAGGTACACGCCTTGTGCTGTATGTCGTCTGGATCTGGGGTACAGAATTGTTCAATAAAATCAATAGGTTAAAAAAGTCTATAGATATCAATAACTTAGCTAACTACTCTAAATCATTAGCTTTTTTGTAACTACTCTAAATCATTAGCTTTTTTGTAACTACTCTAAATCATTAGCTTTTTTGTAACTACTCTAAATCATTAGCTTTTTTGTAACTACTCTAAATCATTAGACTTTTTGTAACTACTCTAAATCATTAGACTTTTTGTTGTTTTACCTAATAAAACACTGTTTTATTAGAAAAGTCTAACATATTGATTTTATTATGTTTTTATATCATATATTAGAATAATGTTCAATTTTAAATTGTAAAGTATAAATAGATTGAAAGTAGGTTAGGAATAGGTTATGAGTTTATTGATTAAACCAGCTAGGATTGATTTTAAGGTATATAAAAAGAGTAAAACAGTAAAATAAAAGCAAATAATAAAAGCTCGTTATATTTAAATATAACATGCTTTTTAAGATACAAAAAAAGCGTGCTTATAAAGCACGCTTTAATGTTTTATGTTAGGTTATACTAAAAGCCAGCTTGCTTTAGCTCTTTATTAGTTAAACCATAGTTAAACGAGAGATAATCTTTTATTCTGTCATCAGTGAATAGATCATCAGGTTTAATTACTCTGGATAAAAAATTGATCTCTAAATCTTCAACGTCAATCTGTTCAAGATCTAATCTTTCCAGCTTCTTTAGGACAGTTTCAGATAAAAAATAGCTAGTTAACTTTGGATATTTGAAACCAAAGCTAACAAAATTAAGGTTAGAACAACTTAGGTCCTTGTATTCTTGCCATGCACCAAAGAAGCAAGGATCTTTTTCTCTTTCGACTAAGCAAAACTTAGACCCAGTTTTATCAGCAAGGCCTTGCAATATCTCATGCTTGTCTAAGGCCTTGTTTTCCAACAAGCGAAATAAAAGGCTTGTATCACTACGCTCTGAATCTATTCCGTTAAGGCTAGGAATAACGCCATTGTGGAATAGTAGAAAATCGGTATTATGAAACGGATGAATATTCCGCTTGTCTTTTATTCCGCTTGTTCCAATTCTAGCATGAAATATAGCCGTTTTTCCCTCGCTCTCTGTTATTAAAGCTTTTAAATCTTTTTCTTTGGGATCCAGATACTTTTTCACCGCCCAATATTGACCTTTACAGATAGCCACGCCTAGCCCGTCAGGATTACACAAGCAAGCGTTTTTTAATGTTTCTAGTTCGATCGATACGTTAGCTTTCTTAAATATAATTACACACATAAAATCACCTTTTAAATAAAATAAACGTTAAGCAGCTTGAAAAAGATCACGATTTACAAGCGTGAAGTGTACCTTTTTCAATTCGGCCGCATTCAGACAATTAAAGTCAGACATAGCTTTCTTGTAAGCGGACCAGCGAGCGGTTTTAGTTTTTGCTCGTTTGAAATAACCATCTAAAAAGCTATAGAGATCTGGATCGATCTCGCCTTGCTGCCTCACTAAAGAGGTTAAAAGCGGATTATTTACTAACCATGCAATATCGGTCCAAGTCATGTATGATAGGAATTCGGACCAGCGAGCGAAAAAGTCAGTCAATTCTAAATAGCATTTTAAACGCTCGACTCTAAGAGTTCCCCGCCATGCTCTAATTTCAATCGTTGACTTGTTTATAAAGTTTATCGCAGAGTAGCGATCCCTTTGGTCGTTATAGTTTCGATCCTCAATTACATGAGGATCAAAGCTGCAATAATGATCATCGGTACGGCCAGAAATTACTTTTAATAGATTTCCGTTATCTCTGAAAAACGCCATCAAATTGTGCGGATCTTTGACAGCTTTCCTGTTAATATGCACGTGGAAACCGCAAGCGTTTTTGTCCCAAGAACAAAAACCTTGCGATCTTAAATAATTAGCTATTGTTTCTGCCTTGTTTATCGCATCTTGTAAAAGCATAGGACGTGAAACGAACTCAGCATCTACGCTAGCATCATATTTAGAAAGAATCTGTTCCTGATCCATTCGATCAATAATTGCAGCGGCCTGAGTTCGTGTAATTGTTTGATTGTCTCCAAAAGAGACTTCAAGCTCAAAGCCAAGGTAAGGCTTGCGAGACCTTTTAATCTTTGGATCAATCTGTACACGTGTACTGTATGATCTCAAATACTCTTTAAAATTGGCCTCTTCCTCTTCCTCTTCCTCTTCCTCTTCCTCTTCCTCTTCCTCGGGGTATTCCGTTAGATAATTGCCGCAAGCGGTACAATAGCGGCCGTCTTCGTGAATATTCCATTCTGGAATCATGTTCCCACAATGAGGACAACGAAAGGAAAACCAATTACAGAGATCAATATCGCCGCGTAAAAAACGCGCACGTTCTAAAATGCTGTTAAAGTCTTCCCAGCAGGCTAAGACGCTGGAAAAGCAGACATCATACCCAGTGCTGCCACACACAATACGTAAAATAACATCATTGGTGTTATGATTAGTGTACCATTCTCGACAATACATTCTAAGATGCCGCCTAAATGCAAACTTAGGCATGTATTGTTGCCACACTAGATCAAACGTTCTTTTATTTCTCAATTCTAATTTTAATAACATATCATCACCATTAAAACATAATAAATTAAAACATAATAAAATTAACAAGTTATCGGCCGATCAAAATCGACTAAAAAATAACTACAAAAAGTAAACTACAAACAAAACCAGCAAGCCAAAAGGCCGCTAGTTTAATAGTTTCTCGAATTGTTTGGCGTCTTAAAAAAGATTCAGCTGCAACAATTTCCAAAAAATCCTGATTGCAAAAATTGATTTTATTCATGTTCTCTCCAAAAAATAAAAAAGCTAGTTCGCAATTCAGCGAACTAGCCAAGTTAGAATTCCAGCGTTTTATAACCAGTGAAAAACCAATTTTTAAATTGGTCATTCCATTGGAAAATCATACCGTTAACGTCACTAACCGCATAACGGTCGGTTTCTGAAATTAATTCAGAAACCAAAGGCATAATTTCTTTAGCTTTCTCTATACTAATTTCTATCAACATGTTTCGTCTCCCAAAAATTGGCTTCCTAATTAAAGCCCCCACTATATTAGCAGAAAAAAATGTTTGTTTCAATATATTTTAAGAAAATAAATCAAATTATTTTAATTTAATTTCAATATTGATAAACGCTAGCTGAATCAGCTAGCTTTCTAAGGCTGCCAAGGCAGCCATAACTAGATCGATGACTCGATCTAGCTAAAATTACCTAAGTTATTGAAATACTTAGATAATTTTTACCCTCGCTCGCTTCGCTCGCTCGGGTTTTAAAAGGTATTCGCTACGCTCATACGCTTTTTATCTTCTTTTTATTCGCATTCGCTCATACAAAAGAATTATTATCATGTCGCACGACACCCTGGCGGGGTCGGAGGTGCCCCCCTTGGGCTTGTGCTTATGATAGATAATACCAAACTCCCACAAAATTTTACCCCTCAAAACAAACACTAATAGAACATTGTTTTACCCCTCAAAACAAACACTAATAGAACATTGTTTTACACCACAAAATTTTACCCCTCAAAACAAACACTAATAAAACACCGTTCTAAAAAATATATGTTGCATGAGCATTTATAACAGTGTTATCATTCGAGTATGGAAGAAGTACGAAGAGGCTTAATAGACTTGCAGAAAGAGAAGATTGAGCAGCTCAAAGAAGCTATACGGAAAGTGCGTGTAGATGAGCTGGTTGCTTCTATGCAGGATATTAACAAATCACTTCTAGCTAAACTGTATGAAGAAGACGGTGACGATAACTTTAAGCTAAGGCTTGTAGATTCTATACGTAAGAACTATGAGTTCCTAGTGAAAGTGGCCGATGTTCCATTTAATCTTCCAATAGTAAACGAGCAACCTAAAGCTGCCCCTGTACAGACCATCTCTTGGATTGACGTAACTGATGACGCTAAGCCGAATTAGTGGTCTTCCTGTGTAAAATCATAATCGTTTAAGAATCCGTCACTGTAGATATCAATGCTTGTGCTGTCGTTCGTCTGTCCAAGCATCTGTCTATTGTATGCTTCCTCGGCCTTTCTCTGCTCATTAAATTTGTGCATAAGAATGCTTTCTCTGGTGATGGGACTCCCTACATTTGTGCTTATGAAGTTGAAATATAGCCTTGCTAAATCGACTATAAGGCATACACTATCTGCTTCATCTGGGCTCTTGTAGTGATTGTCTACCTTTCCAAGCCTTATCTTGTAGTCTGGTTTAGGTTCTATCTTATACTTACCGCTCTTGAACTCATAGAGCCTTGTACAGAACTGTTCCATCGCTATCGGGTCCAACCCTTTAATCTGCTCTGTCTGTACTAATTGACGTACGCTAAACCAAAGTTCTGTAATCCTTCTATCATAGACATCACAAGCTCTATCGTCTGTTTGAAGGCTCACAAGCGTTTCTGTAGGATGTCCGCTTGAAGCTACCTGATATATGTCTTTACTCCATTCTTTCGCTAGAATAGCTCCTAGACCGCTTCCTGAACCCCATACATCCACAGCTAAGTTTTTAGGTGGTATGCCTAGCTTTTCACATAGTACCTTTGTCTGACTTAATATCTGATACTCTGCTGGCTCCTTACTACTATCATCAATCCTTATGTAGTGAACGTTCTGCTTACCACCGAAGTCTAAAACCATCTTGCCACTTGTAGCCATACCAAGTGTAGCCCACCTAAACACACAATCATCACCATCACTGTGGAAAGCTGGGTCTAATCCTGCCAGTCTTATTAGCGGCATTGTGCCCTCCCATTCCACTGGAGTGTCCTCTACATGGAACTTATCGCACATAACAGGGGTGAGGATGGTCTTTACAAGGTCATCTTTGGGCCAGAATCCTCTAACAAACCTCCAAAAGCCAGGTGTATTATCTCCATATTTGAGCTTATTCTTCTCAATGCTCTCATCTGTAAAAAGGAACTTACCGAGCTTTTTTCTCTTTTCTTCATCCTTATCCAGTATTGCAGGCGACTGATAGCAGTCAAAATATAGACACTTTCCGTTCTTTGTATCCCATTCTGTATCATAGTCTGGGTCAACTGTATGCCATCCACTAAGCGGCTTACTCATAAGACCATGTGGGTCAAAGCGGCTGCTGCTGTTACCGATAACGATTAGCTGAAATGTTTCCACACCTTGCTGCCAGTTAGGAATCGCATCAATAAAGCCAGGTGTAACATCAGTACCTTCATCAATTACGGCTAAGAAACCTTCATCAGGATGTCGTCCGATTAGGGTGGAAGCTGTACGTTGGCTTGTACCTTTCTGTAGTGGTAGAGCAAACATACCATGTACACTATCTTCCTTCCTAAGAAGTATCTTTGGTGCGTTTGCTGAATACATTTTGCCTGGAAGTTCAAGCGTATTCTCTATCAGATAAAACTTCTTTATATAACCCCAGATACGGCTCTCTAAGTCACCTAAACTTGTTGATGCTACTAACACTGTACGACCTGTAGGATTAGCTAACCAGAACAGAATAGCTATTCTAGCAGCATCGAATGACTTACCTGTAGCAGCCCCTCCTGCCCATGTAGCACAGTTATGGTCAGTTCCTACGCACATATCAACGTGTGTCTTAAATCTCTGCTCTGTCCAAGCGTGCCATGTTTCCCGATGATTCGGCCAGATGAGAAAATCAGCGTTTCTCATGTGCTTCCAGCCTTCTCCATTGAGATTTGCTCTATATGCTGCAAGCTCTATGTTCAGTTCACTTGTTAGTGGCCACAGCTTTCCATACGCTTCTATTACAGGCTGGTGTCCCTTGCGTTCGATTAACTTGAATGTATCACTATTTTTTAAGTAGCTATAAACGCCCATTTGATGTATGCTCTCTTTATGAGAGAGCATTCATTTCTTTGTATGCTCTCTCTAAAAGTGTACAGCTAAAAGAGAGTAAATGGTGAGCGAAGCGAACTCATTTCTTTGTATGCTCTCTCTTAGTTGTATATGGAGAGAGCATACAATGTTAAGATTTATTAAACAAGAAAAAGTTCCTATTGGTGGATTCACATTCACAGACCCAGATACATTTAGAGTCTTTCATGCAAACAATTACAATACCTTTGAAGAGCTAGAAGACCATGTACAGACATACAGAGCACAGAATGGTCTTCCACCAATCGCACATTTTAGAGAAGTGTGGGAGCATTATATCTGTTCAAACAATCCAGCTATGCAGCGAGAGTGCTGCCCAGTGGATGCAAATATAGCTCGTACCTTTAGACAGTATGTTTCTGGAGCTAAAGTCTTTGTAAAATCCCTCTTACAGAAAGAAGAAGACAAATTTGTAGATAAAAAAGAAGCAGAGCGTAGAGCTGAAATCTGTATGAATTGTCCATTTAATCGTAAGAATACAGGACATTCACTTGCACAATTCTACACCGATAAATTCATGGCGATGTCGGTAGGAAAGAGAAGGGTTAAGCAGTGGCAGCATCTCTACACTTGTATGGGGTGCAGTTGCATACTTGCAACGAAAGTATGGTTTTCTGCTAAGATAGTGGGGCAGTCAATGACTCGTGAGGACATCACGAAGATGAAAGCTATGAATCCAAGATGTTGGCAACTAGAAGCAAGGGAGAACTTAAATGGAAAAGATAATAAATCCGCATAATCAATTTTTTGGTCAAGGTGCTATGGATGGAGTTACCGAGATTAACGGTAAACCAGAAGCACCGCAGAGGTCTATCCCTACAGCACAAGCGGCTCTTGCTATTTACCGAAGGCTTCGTGATAACAACTTAAAACGTGTAGGAACATATCAGAAGATTCAAGGTATGCTTGATGGTAACCCACCATACAATCCTGCAAAGATGGTGAAAGCAGGGCTGACTGATATGTGTAATGTAAACTGGAAAGATGGAGAAGCTCTCTATCGTTCTGCTGCATTAGCTTATTGGTCACTCTTTAATCAAGTAGAGTTTATCGCAGAGTTTCACGTTACCCTTGAAGAACCAAAAGCAGGAGAGCAAGGCACTGGCTCTGGATATACACCAGATGCTTTTGCTGAAAGAGAGATGGCTGGAGATGCTGCTCGTAATGCAGAACTACTTGCACAGACTGACTCTGGTGGAGAGGCTGGTATTTCTCCAGAGATGGAAGATATTGCATCCAGAACATCAACAGGAGCAGCGGCTAGAAAAGCAGCATCAGCACAGAATGCAGAGTATGGAAGAATACTTAGTGAAGAGTGGAACAGAGTTATTCGTTCGTGGCCATCGTTTAATCGTAGAATGAATTTCCATCAAGGTGAATTATTGAAGTTTGGTCTTAACGCTATTATATGGCCCGATGAAAGAGATTGGAGATTCACTCCAGTATCAGTTAGAGATTTTGTAGTACCAGATGAAACAGAGAACGATATAGAGCGTATTGATTTAATCTGTATCGAGAAATCATATTCCGCTAGATATTTGTGGGATGTGTATGAGAAAGCACGTCATAATCCAGGTGGAGTGTGGAACGCTGATGTACTTGGTGATTTACTTGTAAGACTTGCACACGTTAGTGACCAGAGCCCTTACATGACAGATAGAGTTGACCCACTTCTTTTACAGAATAGGCTTCGTCAAGGTGATTTATATTATGATGCAATTTACAACGATGATATTCGTTTAATATCTATCTTTGTTAAAGAGTACGATGATGAGAAGTTCTCGCATATAATGATTCATCCAGAGCTTATGTTAGAAGACTTCTTGTATTTCAACTATAAGCAATATAAAAATATTTCAGAAGCGTTCACCTACTTTACATTTAGTCCTGGAGAGGAAAAGCTCCATAGTAATAAGGGTCTTGGTCATTCTATCTTTGCTGCTGTGGAAGCCATCACTCAACTAGATTGCTCTCTTCTAGATCAGGCTAAGCGTGGGGGTTCGCTTCTTTTACGTTCTAATCCTGGTCGTGGTGCTGATGATAGACAAGTAAAGTTTGCACCAGGAGGAATTGTAGATTTAGGTGAGTGCGAAGTTGCACAGAATACTCTCGGTGCTAATGTTCAAGCGATTGCAGAAACATCACAATATTTCAGACGTAAGATTTTAGAGAACAATAATATATCTGGTTTTGATGCTTCCTCTGCTGATAGAGATGCACAACAAGCAACTGTTGTACAGATGCAAGTATCAAGAGAAGCACGCATTCAACGTAATGTAATCAGTCATTACTACGATGGTTTAGACAGATTCTTTAGAGAAATTGTAAGGAAGATGCTTCACTCTAAACCTTCGTATCCTGGATATGAATACGTTAAGAGTTGGAAGAATGCTTGTATTAAACGTGGTGTTCCAGAAGAAGTGTTTGAGATTGGAGACGATTTAACTCCTGATGGTTTACCTGTACACTTAAATGTTAGTGCTACAAGGAGTGCAGGTAGCGGTTCTCAAGCTGCTGATATTATGGAGATGCAGCTTATTATGAATCTTCTTCCACAGCTAGGTCAAAGAGGACGTATTGCAGCTATGCAAGATTATATTGCTGCTGCAAGAGGATGGAGATACAAAGACCGTTATATGCCTGTTGAAGATAGAGATGACCAACCTACAGGACACGATACTATTGCATCTCTTGAAAACAATCAGCTATCTGATGGTAAACAAGTCACTGTATCACCTGACAATAACCATCTCATTCACGCACAAAATCACATCCGTATGATGCAAGAGTGGATGCAAATGTATCAACAAGACAGTGAAGCTATGTGGGAAGGAACTACACTGCTTCAAAAGATTCATGAAGTGTACTCTGTTGCAGGTCCTCACTTTGTTAAACACTTGCTTATTCTTTCTCAAGATCCTATCAATAAAGCTGCATATAAACAGCTTAATGCACAGTGGGCAGCCGTTGCTAACTTCGGTGATATGATTGCTCATAATGCTATGGCACAGAGAGAAGCTGATATGCAACGTGCACAAGAAGCACAGATGCTTGAACAGCAGCAACGTGAAATGAATACACCTGAACAGATTAAAGCTAGAGGCTTAGTACAGGTACAAGATATGAAGATGAGAGCAGATATTGAGCGTGATAAGCAGAGAGATGCTATGCGTTTTGCATTAGATATGGAACGACAACGCCAAGAAAGCATTGTCGCTCGTAGAAAATCTGCTAATGAAATTGCACTCAAATCACAAGAAGCATTAGGTAAATTGCTTTTAGAAAAACAAAAAGCACAAAAGGAGGAAGAGAATGACAGAGAGAGCGAAAGAAAGGATACGAGCAATTCGGGAAAATCAGGAAGCAAGAAGTAAGTACCGAGATGCTTTAAGTGCATTACGAGAGCTTTATATCTTTGATATATTGCGAGAGCGTATCTTAGATGAAAGTTTTCACGGTGTACCAGAACCACATGTAAGTACAGTATTGTTTAATAGATTGATGGGATACATACGTTGTATAGATGATTTACAATCTTTACTTGATACCCCACAACAAGCAGCATCTTTACCATTAGATTTCGGAGCTAGAGAAAGTTTGAAAGAGCAAGGATTTACTGATGCTGAAATTGTTAAAATGTTAGGAGAAGAATAATGGCAGAAGAAGAGAGAGCAGGTGTAGATATTCGTGAAGTACAGGAGAGAGTTGCAACACAAGAGCAGAAAACTCCTCCACCATTAACACAAGGCGACCAAGACTTTATGGCATTGGTGCGACAGAGGAATCAAGCTCGTTACCAGTCACCAGAAGTACAACAGCCACCACAAGTAGAAGATAACGACGTGATGAATTTAGCACGTCCATCTTTACTTGATAACAAGTATGATGTTCCAACTACCCCACCTGTAGAAATAGAAGAGCCTACAGAGCTTCCACAAGAAGAGCTTGTAGAGATGCCTGAAGAGGTGGAAGAGCAGACTGTTGACCCTATCGTTGAGAAGCGTAAGAGCAAAGAAACAAATATGAAAGCTATGCGTACTGCTCTTAAAGCATCAAAGGATAGAGTGGCAGAGCTTGAAGCTCAAATGGAAGCTAAAGACAGAGAGCTTGAGAAGTTAGCAGAGATTGATGACTTGAAGAATCAACTTAAAGAGAAAGACGAGCGACTTCAAAAGCTAAAGTCTTATGAAGATGTAGTATCTCTTTATGGAACAGAAGGCTTCAAAGAGAAGTTCTATGATTCTGTTGATAATATTAGAAATCAAGCTATCTCTCTTGCGGCAGATTATGGAGTTCCTGCTGAGGTGTTTGACAACGCTTGTAAGATTACGAATCAGCAGCAGCTTAACTCATATCTTTCACAGTGGTTCGATACCTTTGCTGTGCAGGATATTAGGGGCTACATCAAAGAGGTTCAACAGATTGTAGCTGATAGACAGCGTGCAGAAGCAGAGCCAGCAAAGGCAAGGGAGCTTCTTCTTTCAAATGTAGCAAAGAGAAGGGAAGCGGAAAGGGTTCAGTCAAGGGAGAATCTCAAGGCTGCTGGCACATCTGCTTGGGCAGATATGGTAGCTACCTACGGCAATCAAGAGTCTGGTGTAGCTCTCCTTCAAGAGAAGAGTGGCAACAAGACACACAATGCTGTTCGTGAGGGTATCCTTCAAGGAGCTTCTAAAGAGTTCGGGAAGATGCTTGCCGTGCTTGCTGAAAATGGTTTGAAGGAGCTTCCACACGATGCAGCTAGAGCTTTAGCGGCTAGGTATCAGCTCGGAGAGTCTGCTGCCTATGCGATGGTTCAAGCGGAGAATCTGAAGAAGGAAGTGGCTTCTCTAAAGGAAGAACTCAAGAAGTTTACTGACTACCAGCGTCCGCTGTCTAATGGTAGAGCAAACAATGTATCTGGTGGAGAGTCTGCAAGTTCTGACTTGAAAGGAAGGGACTTGGCAAGTTATATTTATCAGCGTGCTGCTGCTAAAGTGAATGCACCCGCTCGGTAGTGGCACTTCGGTAAAACTTCCATCGACCCACTTGTAATTCTGCAAGTGGGTTTTTTGTGTTGCAAAATTTACCCCAATACGTGTATAGTGGACTTGCGTATTGGGGTTGAACGTTAATATCCCGACAGATCTATTCGTCTTAGCGTAACTAAGAGACTGCCCTAAATAAGTAACCGTATAATTTTTGTATCACACTGCGGTGTGATTTGTCTATTATTAAATGGAGGTACAAAGCCATGGCATGTGGTGGAGATTGTGCCTGCAACCCTCAAGCGGTGGACTTAGCTTTTAGGGAAGCAGAGCCTTTTATTGAACGTGAAATTCGTGACCGTACCTATCAGATGGCTCGTTACTTGGTGGATTATGCACCAGTTAAGCTCTTTCCTGATGGAATCGGATATACAATGACCAAAGTTCGTTTTTATGGCGACATCGGTCCTCAATTTGACAATATGGATGGGTGGCGTAGGGAACAACGTTCTCGCCCAACAGCAGATGCACATCAGCCAGCACACGATGCTTGCGGTTACATCTGGGAAGAAGTAGGACACGGATTCGAGGAACTTCAATGGTACTTGATGAAACGTGACCTTAAAACCATAGATATCTGTATTGAAGACATCCGCACCTTCTGGGAATACGAGCAGATGCAGGATTTAATCTTCAAAAACCTTGCAGATATTACGGTTAATATGCGTGAGCAGGTAAACCGTAACGCAATTATTTCCTTTTCAGTTAAATATGTTTTGACTTCAAACGGTCTTGAGTTTAATACCAAGAATCCTCGTGAGCTTCCGAACTTAGGTACGGCAGGTTCTAACAGGGTTACGGTTGGTAGACTTAACTTCCGTGTTTTGAAACGTCTGTATAATGCTCTTGTTCGTGAAGCTGCTCCGTATGCACTTGATACCATCAACGGTCGTCCAGTCTTCGGTCTTATGGCTTCTGATGAGGTCATTGATGATATGTTCACCGAGGACCCACAAATCAGAACAGACTTGCACTATACTGATAAGTCAGATGCACTTCTTACTCGTTATAACTTTATGGAAACAATTCGTGGGTTGTTTATTACAATCCCTGACTTGTATGCTCCACGTTATAAGGTTGATACAGCAGGTAATCTTACCCGTATCTTCCCATACGAGAGAGATGTTCTTATCCAGTCTGGAACACGTCCAGCTCCAAATCCAGAGTATGACAATGCTCCTTACGAGCTTGTTACAATTCTTACAAAGGATTTGTTCTGCCTTCGTACCAGAAGAGCTATCAGTTCGGTAGGTGGAGAAACCAATTTCGAAGCCGAAACTGGTATGTTCGAATGGAAGTGGCATAACCCAGAGAGATGGTGTGATCCTAATCGTCGTGTCGGTTTCTACTATGCTAACGGCCGTATCGGTATCGAGCCTGGTGACTTTACCGACATTCCTGCTATTCTTGTTGCTAGAAGACCTCAAGCACTCGATGCTTCCTTCTGGCCTAACCCAGAGTGTCCGCCTGTGCCAAGTGAATGTGATAATAAGCTACCTGCTCAAGGTTGCCCATGTGTTAAGATTGTTGGTTGCTGTGAAGACTTCACAGATCCGAACGTATTACAGTTCAGACTTACATCTCCACTTGATACAACGACTTACGCAGAAGGTGAATCAATCATAATCAGTATGGCTGATGGTGGTATCGCAATGGGTACGGTTGATGCAATCGCTGAAGGTGTGGCTGCTGTCGCAGTTGACTTCGGTGAGCCTGTAACCTGCAAACCAAATTGGTACTTGGAGGTTGTTTGTGACACACCTAAGTTCAAGTGTTCTTCAGATGTTGTAGAAGACAAATGCAGCGATGATGGTAGAGTGCTTCGTCTTGTCAACTTACTACCTGGTGCGGTTGTAGCCGATGCTAAGATTCAGGCACTTCTCAGCACGAATGAGTGGGTTGAAGCAACAGTTACAGCGGTTGATTATGCTACCCTCACATACACTGTCACGGTCACTGGTTTGACTGATGAGTGTATCGTTAAGGTTTGCACACCTACTGCGGTAGACGGCACATGTCCAGATTGTGTGAACGCTGGCGTTCCATGTAGTGCAGAGTAATCTTTAGTACAGAGTGTTCCACGTGGAACACTCTGTCTTTTCTTATGGTGGGGATATGTACAAAACCCTTTCTGTTACAGTTTCAACTAAGTTAAATTGCTGTGTAGGAGATACTGTTTCTATGAATGTGAGAGCTGTAGAGAAGCTCACATCGTATGGAACAGCAGCAGAAGCGTCTGGGGTTCCTGCTATTATTCTAGGAGCTGGGATAGATTCTAAAGGTAATTTTACATACGTCCTACAGTATGACACTTGCGTACTTAGGGATTTATGTAATTACTTAATTCCAGATGATATATGCTCACTTTGTTGTGTGAATGAATGTGGTTGTGCTCCTTCTCCGTGTTGTAAGCAGCCTCCTAAACCTAAGTGTGAATATATAAAGGCGTGTTAATATGGCAGCGATTACTTTTTCAATGTGTCCTAGACTAGAGTGTGGTGCAGGAGAGAAGGTTTTCTTTTACCTTAAAGACCCGACTATGCTCAAATCAAATGAGGGACTAGCAGACCCGATTTATTATTTACTTGAAGCTACTATCACAAATGAGGTAGTACAAAATTGTAATATGAGTTATTATACTTTCGAGTATGATGAAACTCTTTTAGCTGACGGTGTAGAACTTACAAAAGATGCTATTGATAGAGTATGCTGCCAAAGCTGTGATACTCAATTCATTAAAGAAGTAATAGCAAGGAATAACTTACAATGATAGTTAAACTTCCATTCATCGGTCATCCTTGTTGTATTCCTCAACCTATCATCTTGAAGGTTAAGAATCCTATGTACCTTGCAGCTAACGAGGGAAAAACTTCTGACTTCAAATACTTCGTCGGGGGTACTGTTACAGATTTTGAAAAGAACTTCTTTAAGAGTGAATACATTGTAGATATTCCAGACAGTCAGTTTGTTCAGAATGTTCCACAGTTATACCTTAAAGATTTCGATAAATGGAGTATGGATTCGGTTTTGATTGATTACATCAATGAGCAGACCACAGGATCTGGTATAACATATGTAGCAACTGATACCTCACTCACTGGTAATGGTACTCCAAACAATCCGTTAGGACTGAACATTGATGTAATAGATGGGAGGCACTAATGGAAGTTGAAGAATTGGTTAAGTTAGGTTCTTTAGTAGCGAGCGGACTTGTAGGTTATGGAGTTCTACAAGGGAAAGTTAAGAGTTTAGCAGAAAGGCTTACTCGTGTAGAACATCAAATAGATACTGCTGAGAGTAGGATTCAAGACCACTCGGTGAGTATGGCAGAGATGCAGGCAGACATGAAACACGTTGTTTCTAGTCTTGCTATTATTGAACAGAAATTAGATATGATTATTAGGGAGAAGTCAGCATGAGTTGCAATTTTTGTGAAATAGCTAATGGGTATGTAGATGCAGAGAGTTTCAGAACTCTTATGCTAAAGATGATGAAATCTTTGGTTGATGCAGAAACAAGTGAAAGCTCTAGTAGCCAGACACTTCCTCTTGCTGATACCCAACTAGATGATTCTGTAGTGTACTTTCTTAGAACGTATGTGAGGGACTATCAAGGAAATTTGATAAACACTATTGATACAACTCTTGATGGTAGCACTCCATATACTCCTACAGGTACAGTTAGTATCGCAGCTCTTAATGCTATTTTGATGGAGGAATAGAATGAGCAAACCAATAGGAGACTTAACATTAAAAGCTGCTCCAGTAGGAACTGATGCAGTTGCTATCGCAGATAGTGAGGACTCTGATAAGACTAAGAAGGTGCTGCTTTCAGCACTCCCACAGCTAACGGCGACAACACCACTTGATATAACAAGTGGTGTCATTTCTATTCCGCAATCCGCAACAGATAGTGACGGCTACCTTTCCAGCACCGACTGGAACAAATTTAGCCAAAAGGCTGTCTACCAATCTTTGAGTGAAGATACAACTCATACAACAGCAAGCCTTACAGTAGACAGCACGAACTTTTACAATAAACTTTACCGCTACACGCAGCCTCTAACTGAGTTGACGCTATCAGGCGCACCGATAGAAACATCAGCATCAACATATAGGTATGAAACGGAGATCCAATTCACAACTGGTGCAACCTTTACCTTTACTGCTTCTGGTATGACTGGAAAATGGCTAGGGGTATCAGCTCCAACATTTGATGCTAATACATCTTACGTTATTGCTATCAAGAATGGATATGGTGTTTGTTCAAAGGTGGGGGCATGAGTCAACTCAAGAACATCATGTCAATTCAGCAGGCTACTCCGCAGCCTGAGAAGATTTACTTTGATTATGCTTGCGCAAATCTAGGGGTATATCTAACCTCTTCCATTACAAAAATTGAAGCCAAATATAAATCAAAGGGTCTTAACAATCTCTCATGGTTGTGTGGTACTCGTGTCTCTAATACGTCAGAAGATTGCTTTACAGTGCAGTTAATTGTCAGTTCTAACGCTATCGCGACTAGAATTAAAGGTGCTGGATATTCTTATTCAATCGGAGACTATTCGACATTAGTTGATTACGAATACGACGGTGTCGATGTTAAATTTAATGGCGTTGTTATGGGTTCGCCAAATGTGGGGATTCCTAACTGTGTAAATTCTTTGTACATCGGAGCTATCAATAACAATGGATCAATAACAACAAATACGACCGCATTTAGCGGGGACATGTATTATTTGAGGGCATCGGATGCTAATGGTTATGTTTTTAATTTTGTGCCGTGGAAACAGGGCGGAAATCTATATTTGAAAGACACTGAGTCAGGAAACTTAATTAGTCCTTATTACGGGAATTTTTTGGAGAACGACCCAAATGCCTAGGATAGATGAAGACAAGTTGCGGCAGCATAGATTATCGTGGCAGGAGGTGCAGAACCTAATTTTTGAGAATTTATTTTTTTCTTATCCAGAGGATAAAGAGAAACTAAAAAAAGAAATTGATTTTTTAATTGAGGAGGCAAAGAAAAATGTTTGTGAAACTTATAAACGAGAAGACGATAGAAAAAGCTCCTAGATGTATCCATGTAGGAGCAACTACTTTCGTTATGCCTAATGCTGAGCAGTATGCTGCTGGTGGATACTATGAGCTTGTAGAAGCTGAGCAGCCAGAGCCAAGAAAGTGGTATGATACTGTTGCAAAATATACAATAGTTGATGCAGGTAAGGGAGCTTATACTATTAAACGTACTGAACAGAAACTTAAAGAAGGAACAGAAGACGAGTACGAAGAAGTTACTACTGAAGATTCATATGAAGTTGATATGAAGAAAGTTAAGCAGTCTTATGAGTATGAGAAAGTAGAGCGTCCAGATTATAGTGAGTTGATTGTAGGATATATTAGAGAGCGGTATTCCATCAATGATGAACTAGCACTCCAAAGACAGTGGGACAACTCGGCTGAAAAGAAAGCGGAGTTTAACGAATATAATATTTTCTGTGATGATTGCAAAGTAAAAGCAAAAGCTGATTTGGCTGAGTATGATGAGGCGTAATGATACTTAAAGCTAACAACAAGCTATATAACTGTGATGGTTGGCGGCGTATTAACCACGAAGATGAATGGTTAGAGATACTATTCTTTCAGTCATATGAACTTGATGGTGAGCAAGAGCCATGGAAGCATGTTATAGAAATGGTCGATGATGATTATTATCATATGCTTTCTTATAATCATAAAGACTTTGACCATAAAGATATCAGATACATAAAATGGCGTGCTTGCGATAAAGTGTATGCGTTGATTATACAAAAGTTTGCAGAGGGATTTGATTATCTTGATTTAGATCAGGTGATTGACCAAGAGCAACTTTGTAAAGATGCGGTAGCAGATTACTTAAAGGAGTTTGAAGATGACAACGTTAAAAGCGAAAGTAATTCTTAATATAAAGACTGCTGCCGAGTGGGCTAATAGTATGGAAATTCTCCTTGAAGGAGAGCTTGGTATTGAGAGTGATACTCGTCTAATCAAGGTAGGTAATGGTGTAGATACTTTCATAAGTCTTCCATATACGGCTGTGTCTGATATATCGGGAATAGACGGTATAACTGTTACTAATCCTGCTGATGGGCAAGTTCTTACATACAGTAATGGTGAGTGGGTTAATATCACTCCTTCAGCTCTTCCTGCTGATACGGATCTTTCGCATTATGACAATTCTACTTCTGGATTTATTACAGCTAGTGATATTCCTGCTCTTCCTGCGGATACTGATTTGTCACAGTATGATAATATTACTTCTGACTTTGCTACTGTATCTCAAATTCCAACGGATGTATCACAATTAAATAATGATGCTGGTTATATTACCTCTGCCTCTATCCCATCTGTAGGAGATGGTACGATTACTATTCAGAAAAATTCTGTCAACATTGATAGTTTTACAACTAATCAAAGCGGCAACACCACAATCAATATTACAGTTCCTACTCTTTTATCAGAGCTTAGTAATGATGTAGGTTATATAACATCTGCTACATTACCAACTGTAAATGATGCTACTTTAACTATTCAAAGAAACGGCACTACTGTAGGAACCTTTACTGCTAATGCAGCTACTAATTCTACTATAAATATTTCTGTTCCAACATCTTTTTCTGACATAACTTCCGCAGGTGATTTATTGCCATCAATAGATGCTACTTACAATTTAGGCAGCCCTAGTTATAGGTGGTCAACAGGGTATATAGATACGATAGAATCTACAAGTATAAATACTGCTAATGTTAAGATAACAGGATCTTTAACTGTAGGTATCCCTTCGGATGTATCTGCTTATAAAAGAATAACTATTAAAGGATATGATGGTAATACAGAAGGTACTTTGACCGATTGGGCGTGGCTTGGATGGGTTAATACTGGTGTTTTTGGATTTAGGCCAACCACTTCTGGTACAGGAACAATAGGAACTACAAATTGTTTTTGGAGTAAAGGGTACTTTAATAATCTCTGTGCTACTGATATTTATTCTAAATATAATCCATTCACACACCTTAGTTCTGCTGGATTATATTACAATACACACGTTATAGAAGAAACCCCTGCGGTACAATGGGGAACTATGGGGCAGAAATCTGCCAGTGAGATAGGTATATTTCCTGAAATAGATGATACCTATTTAGGTAGCTCTACTTCATATTGGGGTTACGCATATGTAAATAATATATACACTACTTCCCTTTTACCAATAACTGGTAGTGATATTAGTAGTTATGGCAATATAATTCCTAATGCCGCTTCAACATATACATTAGGAGATTCTACACATAGTTTCAAACAAATAAACATAGATCCTAATGATACTACAAAGTCATTTTTACAGGTTGGTGGATCAGGCCAATTACAATTGTTTCTTAATTATGAAAATGGTCGTACTCCTAATTATGCTTTTTACCCAGCTAATAATAATGTGGTTTGTTTAGGTACAAGTTCTATTAGATGGAAGACTTTGTATACTAATAATACCGTGGATGTTAGTGATAGGAGAGCTAAAAATAATATTGAAGATTTAATAGATGGCTTAGAAAAGTTAAATACAATTTCAGTCAAATCATTTGTACTAAATGGGCATGATGAGGGCATAATTTATGGCTTTGTAGCTCAAGATGAATTAAAGAGAAACCCAGAGTTAGTGGTAGTACCAGATGATTATTCTGAAGAGGATGGTGGGGGAGAGTTAATGTATATGCCTAACAATGTTCTTTTCTTGGCTGTAAAAGCTATCCAAGAATTATCTAGCAAAGTTGATGAGTTAAATGCTAAGATAAAGGTATTAGAGGCTAAGTTATAAGGGAGGGAGTTATGTTTTGGTTACAAACATTAAAGGAGAAACTTATGACGAAGTATATTAAATCCATCGTTCAGCACGCTTTGACTGCTCTTGGAGCAATCTTAGTTGCTAAAGGTATACTTGATCCAGACCAGGTGCAGCAGTTTGTAGATACAAACGTAGCTGTAGTTGTAGGTGCTATTGCCTATGGTTTAGGTCAGATATGGGATATTAAAACTAAAAATTAGAGGGTTTTAAGATGGGATGTAACTGTGGAAATAAAGGCACAAAATCTACTGTGCCAGTCGAAACTGTGTCTGTTGCTCAACCTGTCGTGCAGGTAGCTCAAGGCAAGCCAGCTTGCAATCGCTGCGGTTGTAATCCCTGTGCCTGTAAAGAAGACCATACAGTAAAACTTATTGAGAGTTCATACACTACAACGGTTTGCACCTGTGGTTCATGGGTAATGCCTGCCGTTGGAGAGTCAGTTCAGTTACATCTCAATCAAGTTACAGACTTGCTTCCTGGAGCAATTCTGTATAATTCCAGTGTCGGCCACCTTCATGTGCAATCGTATGACAGAACTACGGGGTACGTTTTAGCTGTTAATCGAGGGGGAGATGACAATGCAGAGGGTGGCACGACCTTTCCAGAAGGAATGTGCTTTCACGTTGGCATCCCTGTAGAGTGTGATTGTGCAGCAGATTGGACTGGGCCTTGTCTTGCAGCAGACTTTACATCTCCTGCTATTGGAGACACTGCTCAAGCAGCAGTTACAACAGTTAGTGGTCTTTTCGTCTTTGATACCATCGACATCGGTGGCTATATGTATAAGATTGTAGAGATTACTGATGCTAACTCTATTACTGTAAAGAATGAGGGTTATGGTGCTCCTGTTGGAACAGTAATCAAAGCAGACCCTAAATGTAGTGGTAGACCTTGTCAAGTAAAAATTACAGTTATTAACAACGACAATCCTTGTATGCAAGAGCCTGTGAATGAAGGTTTGGTACTTGTCTGTGATGAAGGTACTCCTAAGCCTATCGTTGGTGAAGCAACAGGACAGGTACTTGGTTGGGATAACGAGGATGGTGTTTGGAAGTTAGTAAATGCAGGTATTACCGATAAGTGTACCTTTACTACTAAATGCTCTGTAACTCTTGACCCACAAGTTACAACTTATCTTATTTATCTAAGCAATCCTGGAATCTTTGAGGTTGGAGATACCTTTACTCTTGATACTGTATATACAGTAGCAGAGGTTCATACAGGAGATGATGAGGATTCTAACTATATTAGAGCTAATCGTTCTGCTCCTACCGAGATTGGTAGCATACCAAAAGGAACTACTGTCTGTAATGATGATGGTACTGGTTGTGATTTAGAAAATTGGTGTGACCAGATTAAGACTAATAGAGATAATATCAATATTATAATGGGTCCTACTTGGAGGCCTACTGCTCTTAATCCATTGTCTATTGCTGGGGCAGTTTCTCATACTATAATTGCTGAAGATGGTACTTCAAAAGATTTAGTAGAAGGAGATAACACATATACTCCATCTGGAATACCTAGCTTAACTTTGACAGTTCCAGCTAATTTACCTAGTTCATATAAGTTCGGTATTGTAGGTACTGCTTATGTTCATTATTGGGGAAGGGCTTTTTCTGACTCTCATTATGATAATTTTAATGACGCTTTAGGAGCAGGACATGGGGGTATTCTTCATTTGATTATCTCTAATCATATGAAATTAAGTTTAAGTGGTAGTGTTACTATAAATGGTAATAATACTTCTTTAGGTAGTTTAGACACTCATCAGGCATATGAATTTACTCCTAGAAAACCTACTCCTGGATATGATCCAAGTAATCCTTCTACTGGTACAAAAAGTTGGGGGCAGGTATCCCAGAGCTTAACTATACCATTTGCTTTGAATAATTTATCTGCACCAGGAGGTAGTAATATCACTATAAAGTTTGATACTACTGTTAGTTGTGTAAATGCTGCAACCGCTGGACACGCTACAGAAGATTATCATGTTATAGTTAATGAAGATATTCATACTATAGTTAGAAATTATAGTATTATTTATAACGCTATGTTGGTGATTCAATGAGAAAATGTGAATGTAAACCACAATGCCATGAGCAATACGATGATCCTTGTTGGGAGCATAAGTGTGCTTGTAAAGAAGACCATACAGAGGTTAAGCAAACATATGCTTATACCACTACGGTTACTTGTCTTACTCCGTTTAATATGCCAGCGGTAGATGAAGATTTGGCGTTACAATTTGACAAGCTAGAATCTATTCTACCAGGTGCGGTTTTATGGAATAAGAATGTAGGTTATTTACATGTCAAATCTTTTGAAGAGGAAACCTCTACTGTCTTAGTAGAGAACAAAGATGAGAACGGTAACAAAGCTATAGGAGCTGCGGTTTTAGCTAATGAAAAATTCCATGTAGGAATCCCTACTATTTCAGAAGGGGGGAACAATGACTACTCAAACACTCCCATGCTTGGAGCTGATTTTATTAGCCCTCATAGCACTACTACTGTATCAGTTACATCTATAAACGGTCTTAGAGAATCGGAAGAAGTTTCTATTCAAGGCTATGTTTATAATCTAAAAACCATTATTGATAGAAATACTATTGTATTAGAATACATTGACGGCAAGAGTGCTGTGCCTGGACAAGTTATAGAGTTTGACCCAAACAAATGCGGCGAGCCTTCTGTAGCTGTAGTTCCTTTTGCAGCTAATCCTTGTGAAGCTGGGTCTATTACAGAAGGTAAGATTATAGCTTGCTCTGATAATTTACTTGCTCCTATTGAAGGTACTTCTGATGGTCAGCTTCTTGTATGGGACGACCAACAAGAGAAGTGGGTTCTTAAAAATAACAACTTCCAAGAGATGTGTGCATCTCTAACAAAATGTCTTATTGTAGATACTACTGAGGTTTCTGATGATGACAATGAGGAAGAGGACATTACATATTTAACGTATGTAACAAAGACAAGTATTTTCTCTGTCGGCAATAAACTTAATATTGGTGGAACTACATTCATTATTAGAGAGATTCTCGATGATGAAAAGATGCGTATTACTCCAGAGGAAACTCCTTCTGCTCCGCTTTCTTTCAGCAGAGGAACTTCTGTCTGTATTGAAGAGTGCTGCACTTGGGTTCCTACAAAGTTAGACAATACAGTAGATAGTTCTACTTGGAGGCCTAAATCTTTACAGACTATTGGTGCTGCTTATATTTATGAATCTCATAAAGATGGAGATGAATTACAGAATATTCAGTTACAGTTAGGTTCTGGAAACACTCAAAAAATAACTGTTCAGCAAGATGGGGCTACAATATTTAATGAAGACCCTAGTTCTAAAATGATTGTATCTTGTAGATGTTATGGATTATTCAAAGCATTAAGTTCTCTTGTTAGTAGCACTTCTGATCCAGATGGAAACTTAAAGAAATTAAATTTTGTATCAAGATTGTTGATTTATAGAATTTTAGCAGATGGTACTCAAGAGTTAGCTAATGATGAAACTAATGCGGTTAGACATTCATTTTACTTACAAACTACTGGTAATTCTGATACTAAACAAGAAAAGAATCCGCACCATGTATGGTATAGTGATGAGGTTTTATATGAGCTTCCAGAGTATGATCCAGAGCGTCCAGATGATAGTAAAGTAACTTTCTCAGTCAAATGGGAAATTGAAATTTTAGATTCTTCTAGTGCAGATGCTGTGGTAACTTTTGCTCAACAGAATAGTAATGGATATATGTCAGTTAAAATTATAACAGAGGGGATTAGGGAATGACGAGTTATTGCAATCAAACTGTTTCAGTAGTTAAGAATAATGATTGTTGTTCTCCTACTAAACATACCGAGAAATACTCGGTTACTCTTACAGTTAGTGATACCTGGATAATGCCTGCGGTTACAGAAACTACGGTATTATCTATACCAAACTGCAATAATATTCTTCCTGGCTCTTGGCTTTGGAATCCAAATGTAGGATACTTAGAAGTAGTTAAGTATAACGTTGCAACAGGAGATACGGTTGTTAGAAACATTGGTTTTGATGGTAATGCTCGTGTGGGCACTGTTTTCCCATCGTGCATGGATTTTACCGTTACTGGCCCTATCTATTTGGATAGTATCGACGATAATGTCACATGTCTTGCCGCCGATTTTGTATCACCTGAAGTAGGTTCCTGTGCTTTAATGAAGGTTAAATCTACGGCTAATCTTAAAAAAGATTATATTATAGCCATAGAGATATATCAGTATAAAGTTGATGAAGTTATTGATAACTTTACTGTTCGTGTTTGTAACTATGGTTTAGGAAAGGTTGGCATCATAGAAGCTAACTGTGATGGTAAGTGTGTTCCTGTTCGTGCTATCAATGCTAATTCTCCGTGCCTTCAAGATGAGGTTCACGCAGCTAATGCCATAGCTGTTTGTGTTGGTGGAGAGAGCAAGATACTTGTAGGAACAGAAGAAGGACAGATTGCTACTTGGTCTAATGGTTCTGGTGAGTGGCAACTAATCAATTCAAATATAGAAGTTGATTGTACTGTTACTACAAACTTTGTAAACATTATATCTGGAAACGTTGGTCCATATCTTCTTAATGTAGTTTCTACAGCTCCTTTCAAAGTAGGAGATAGAATTACTTTTAATAATGACCATGATGCTTATACAGTTTCAGAGATTGTATCTGATACACAGATTAGACTTCTAAAAAAAGAAGCTTCATTAGCTGATGAGGTTATTGATGCAGGTGCAAGACTTTGTATTGTAGATTGCTGCGACTGGCTTCCTGCTGTTGTCGAAAATTTAGAAGCTAGAGTTGAAGATGTAGAAGATGTTAACGAGTTACAGAAACAGCAGATAATTACTATAAACGAAGCTATTACAGATTTGCAAGAAAACAAGATGGACAAAACCTCTTTAGGTACTCTATCTGCTACTCCTAGTAATGTTCTTGCTGTTACCGATGGAACGTATTGCTTAGTAGGTCATGATGTATCATTAACATTAGATACAGACCTCAATGCTTATGATAATACTACAAAGAATTTTGTAATTGATGGAGCGAATATTGGCACTGGAATTGCTGTTTATGATAGCCATACTGATGACAATATTACAGGAGATAGAACACTTAATTTTAGAGCTATCAAATCAGCAAACACTTCTAAACTAACAGTTACACAATCTGGTGGGGATATAGTTATAGATAATATTTATACTCCTACAATACCTTCTGTTAATGCTGTAGCTATCAATGAAGTTGTTACTATTAGTAATAGTGATATAAACTTAGGAGCTAATCATAAATCACAGAATTTAACAGGTAGTGTTATTATTACAACTTCACACACTGGTTCAGTGATGATTTTAGGAACTGCTGTAATTACTATTCAGGGCATAGCATATAATGACACACATTATGCTCATCCTTATTCTGGAAGTACAAAACCAAGTAGTGACTTTTCAGACTATAGTTTTGTAGCTAATGCTAAGAATTGTCGCATACTTTCTACCGCTGGTGTAACTATAGTTAATCCAGTAGTTACAGGAGTTACTTATGATGAAGGATATTTTCATATTCCTACTCCTAATAATCCTATATCAGCTCCTAACCCGACTAAACAATCTGGAGGAAGAATTACACAAACATTAACTCTTCCTTTTGCTGCAACGTTAGCATCGTTGTCTGCTAATACTACGATTGACCTTCCTATCACTGTGGAATGTCCTAACGCTACTGCCTCTAGTGTTCCTGCGGTTGATGAGGCTATTTGGGCACAGATACAATCTGTAACAGCAAATGTTTCGGCTATAGTTTATAAACTTTAATGGAGGATAAAATGGCTAAAGGTAAAAAGAAAGGTGGTTGTCGGTAATGGCTGATGCTTCTGATGTACTTTCAAAATTATCTTCTGCTTTGACACCTTCAAAGGTGACATCGGGAGGGTCTGCTTCATTTTATAAAGGACAGAACTCTTCTCTATTACCATCGCAGATTGATGATGCACAGTACCAGAAGGGAATCAACGTTACTACTAAAAAGGGGTATTTGTCCCCTCGTCCAGGCTATATTCAGCAGAAGTTTATTGTCATAAACGATGCTCCATATACTGACGAACATGGGACAAATACCACACTTCAAAAGGTGTTTGATAGAGGTAAGTTTCAGGGGGCTTGTAAATACGCTACACCTATGGGGGAGCGTATTGTAGCAGTTTATTCTGGACTTATTTTTATTCTATATCCTAAAAAGAAAACTGCACAGTATATTGAAGTCGAGAAGGAAGAATCATATATCACTGACTTGGAGCAGAGGTTTGAGCCAGACACTCAAAGACTCAATCAATATACTAGACGGCACAACTTTTCGCAGGCTGGTGATAAGCTAGTCATATTTGATTACCCAGATAGACCGATTATTTTAGATGGATACCGAGCTTATAGAAGTCCAATTGGAAAGACGGACGTTATGGGAAGACCTGTATACTATGTTCCTGCAACCAGTATGGGTTGTTATAATCACAACAGGTTGTTTGTGTGTACTCCTGCTAATGAGTTTACTGCTGGTGACCCTGTTGGTTCTCTCGTTGCCCCTAACGCTCCTGTTACGTTTGATGAGCTGTATCAGCAGGCTGGTGAGTATCGTGGCCAGGTATTTTCCTTAGGTTCTACAAACAAGAATAATCCTATAACCGCTATGGGATTCTTACAGGTGACAGATACCAGCACAGGCATCGGCCCAATGTATGTAGCTACAAAAGATTCTTTGTATGCTTATCGTACAGACCTCCCACGTTCTGCTTGGTCTTCTGGCGATACTGCTTTTGGTGTTATGGTTCTTTATAATGCTGGAATTGTTGGGCCTAAAGCTGTAGATAATCTTAACTCTGATTTATTCTTTATGTCCGCTGATGGGCATATCCGCTCATACACTGTATCAAAAGAATATACAGCCACTTGGAACAACACTCCGATTGATATGGAAGTTTGGGACTGGGTTAATACCAAGTCTGACCTTCGTGACCTCACAGTTATTAAATATTTCGGTAATAAGCTCCTCTGTACCGTTCAACCATATAGAACAAAAGCTCTTTCTCTTGAAGGAAAACCTATTGAAGATTTTGCTTTCAAAGGAATGGTAGTGTTAGAGCTTGATGGTATGAGTGGTTTGGATAAAGCTCTATCTCCAGCTTGGGCAGGCATCTGGACGGGCATAGCGGTTCAAGATATGGTGGATTGTGATGATGAACTGTACCTCTTTGCTAAAGACCCAGTATCCACAAATGACATATACAGGATGGATTTAGAAGCTACACAAGACTTCTACGAGGGTAAGAGTAAACCTATCGGATGTAGGGTTTACACAAAACAGTATGGACCAGACTCTATCTGGACAGATAAGAAGGAACGCTCCGTTATTGTAGGGTTACAGAACTTATCGGGCGATGTACATTTAGAGCTTTCAAGAAGTAATGATTATACTCAATATGCACTGTGGAAGACTTGGGACTACAACTCACCTGTCTGTACTAGACACGACCCCGTGTCCCTTTCTCCACACTTCTTTAGGGAGCTAAACTTTGGCAGCCCAGATGAAACTGAATGTAATCCAGTTACAGGGGAGTATGGAGATGTTTATAGAGGGGTACAGTTTAAGATTGACATATCAGCTCCAGATTGGAGAATGGATTATATCCTTTTAATCTCTGATATACAGAGTTCTGATTATAGTGATACAGTCTGTGACTTAGAGTCGGATGTAGAATATCCGCTTAAATGTACACTATCAGATTTAGACTTTTATCACACAGCAGATTTTGTGGAGGAATCATGGCGAAGATAGACAAAGCATTTGGTAAGCTAGTGCTGGCAGACCTGCCATCGGATGTATGCTGGACTACTCCAGAGAAGTTTATAGAGCAGCTTACTCACTACCTCTCTGTAGAGATAGACCCCACCTCCCTTGCAGACTTCATACTGATAGGGCCACAAACACCTTCTGAAGATGACAAGAATAGATTGTGGGTCAGACTGTATTCTAACGGTACGTTTGCTGGATTCTATCATTTTGAGGGTGGAAAATGGACTAGAATCTCTAACCATAGACCAGACGAGATTGTTTGGTTTCATGGAGATTCAAGGTCAATTCCAGAAGGATATAGGCTTATAGACGGTAGTTTAGGAACTATGACAAGTACGGTGAGAGAGCATATTATGAGCTTTTACCATCAAGATTTGTCTGTAGAAAATTCTACAGTCTATGACTATTTTGCGTGTATTTATATTGGCACTACTATAGCATAACGTGTTATAGTTATTGTGTAATTACCTTTAGGAGGGCACTATGGCAGACGTAAAAAATCTTGCTAAGGCAAAAGTTAGGGGTGGGAGTTTCCAGACCAAAACGGTTCCTGTAAACACTCGCTCTATTTATACACCGTTGGGGTATCAAAAGAAAGAAACCCCGAAGGTTCCAAAACTTGGTAAATAAAGGAGGGTACAATGGCAAGTGTAAGAGCTACACATTGTGAACTTTGGACTGCTGATGATAAATCGGGTTTGAAGTTTACACCTTATGCGTATGTTGTAATGCACGGACTCGTTGATGAGGAAGGCACTACACTTCGTGGCACAGAAGGTGAAGGTGACATGGCAGGCACAACTCAAAGTGGCTGGGCGTTATCTACATCTGCTCCTAAGAATTGCTGCGGAAAACTTGGGAGGCCGTAAACTATGGCTTGCTCTTCTTGTGGGGGCAGGATTCGCAGATTGGCTAAGCAGTACCCATATACGGATGCTAAGCCTGTTTCTAAAGAAACGATAGAGGAACGTAAGAAAAGACTTGCAGCACTCAAAGCGTTTTCTATTGTAGTTGAAGAACCTGACTCTGAATATACAGAACAAGTGGATGACTTATCCACAATTCATACGGTGTAGATATGAACGCATTAACATTTAAGGATGCAAAGATTGCATTGGCTAAGTACTCTGGAAAGGCAGGTAAGTGTGCCGATGATGAAACGGTATCCTTATTTGTTATAGAAGTGCTTCAGCAATTACTCTATAAAGGTGAGTATGGAAACCTTCGTACTTGGGAGTTCTTTACTCATAATGGAATGATCACTGCACCTCCAGATTTAGAATTACCAATCAAAGTTAAGATTGATAAAACTGTAGAAACGGTAATGGACAAGTGTTACAACTTTTATAGTAATACTACATTAGACCATTGTATGCCGTTCGAGCGTGGTTTGGTAGAAGACCCAAACAGATATTACACACAATTAGATTTACCAGAAGGTGGGGCACACATCATCGCTATTCCATACTGTGAAGAGGATGAGGATGCACACTTCATTATTTCGGGGCTAGATCCGTATGGGAAAGAAATTTATTATCCCCATAAAGGGGAAGTTCTTAAAGGTGAGTATCTGTCTATTAAAGAAGGTTCTCCCAAATATACTCAAGCTCGCTTTTCTAAAATTATTGGAATTGAGAAAACCAAAACGAATCATTATGTCCGACTCTACTGGTACAAACCAGAAACAGGAGAAAAAGGATTGTTAGGTGAGTATCGTCCAGGTGACAAGCATCCATCATTCAGAAGGTTCAGAGTGATAGGTGCACACTGTAAAGACTGGTTTAAGGTTACAATACTTGGACGTATCAGACTGTATGACAGTTATTCCGATAATGACATTATACCTTTTACGAATATTCGTGCATTAAAGCTCATGGCACAGCAACTACAGAATGAAGATAATAATGAGCTTGAAGCGGCACAGTATAAGAATGCACGCATAGAACAAACTTTGAATGATGAGAATAACTATAAGCGTACACCAAGTCAGACGCTAGACCATATTCATGTAGTGTCTGCTGGAAATATTTTTAATTTGATTTAGAGGTATTATGGCAAACGGTCTTTGGAAACCTCAGTCTGAAAATACAGGTAGAGTTGCTTTTCTTGGAGATGACTCTTGGGGCAACGGGCAGATTTGGTTAGTGGATGCGGATACTGGAGCTATCTTAACTATTGGAACGTACGATAAACAGTATGCCGAGGATGGTAGATATATTTACAGATTTGATAAACCTGGGAGTTCTATCCATAGTAAGAATACTTTATTAGTCGGGCCACAAGGTCAATACTTATGGATTGGAGATCCTTCTAAAAGACAAGAAGGATTAGCAGGAACTCAAGGTAAACTTCCAAGAAATGCTAATGCTAGTAAAGAAGGATATACTCAATTTGACTATACGGCTGCTGATAGAACATCTACTGCTACAAGAGTTACTATCCCAGAAAACCACATGAGTAATTATAATGGTATTGAAGGTGTAGGTAATGTAGCAAAGCCAGAGTTATTAGATCCAAACTTAAATGTTCTTACACAAATATCAGATACACAAATAGAGTTTACAGACCCTATCTCTACACTTAGAGAGATTGCAAAAGAGAATAGAGGTCAAGTCGATGATAATTTACTCAAGTCTATGGAGTATGCTGGAAAGATTAGTGAAGCTAATACACAGCAACTTATAGATTATTTAGACCAGATGTCACCATATCAACGTCAGTTGATTGGTATTGAGAATGCATTCAATCAACAAGAAAAACTAAAGGCAGCAGAGACAGCGATACCTGGTGTTACAGATATGCTGCGTGGAGAGCTAAAGAATGCACAAACTTTAGCATCTGGAAGACTTCTTACTGATTCTGAGGATAGAGCATTAGAACAAGTTGCTCGTTCTGCTGGAGCGGATGCAGCTTGGACTAGAGGTTTAGGAGATGATTCTCTTGTAGGACAAACACTAAGTGACCAGTTATCTGTAAGCCAAAGACAACAGGTAATGGCACAAGGGCAGAATTACTTAACACAAGCTCTTCAAAATGCTACTGGGACTTTGATGGACACTCCACAGAAAGCTACCATGGGTAGCAGCATTCCAGCACAACCAACACAAACATTTGGAGATATTGCTAATACACAGCAACAATTATTAAATCAATATACTACAATGTCTCCAGAAGCAGCTCTAAATTCTTATGTGCAGCAACGTCAAGCACAAGCACAAATGGATTACAATACAAAAGCACAAAATGCTACATTACTAGAAAACTATACACAAAGAGGTATTGATATAGCTGCAAGTAATATTCAAGCTATAAATAACTACAGACAAGCTATTGTTACAGACCAGGCACAAACTGCTGCTGCACAATCTAATTCAGAACAATTAGCAAAATTAGCTTGGGCATACGACCAAAAACTAATCAATAAAGAAAGATATCAAATGTTATCCGAGTTAATAGCTAATGGAGGATATGTAGATTTTGAAGCTCTAGGAAAGTCTAAGTATGGTAATGATTATAGCTTTACAGCTAAATATAACGAAGCTCATGGAATCAAAACACATAATCCAGATAACGGTAAGGGCGAGCCACAATATATAGATGATGTACCGAGTAATGTAAACCAAACTGGAGATACTTATGGTACTACAGAAAACTCTTTTGGTGCATCTTCAGAAGAACCTGCATATTTAGAAAGTCCTTCTGCTTCTGGAAAGATGGATTCTTATGCTGTGTTACATCCCTCGAATATATACAAAGCTGGATACTCACCAAACCTACTTGTACAGGCGGATGGTGCAATAACTATTCCAGAACCAAACTATGAGTATTCTAATTCTGCATACTATACAATGATGGAGACACTGGCACACCTAAGTCCAGCTACATTAGCTCAGTATAATAGTATGTATAGAAGTTTATCACCAGATTCAGAGACTTATTATAGATCAACAAAGGAAAGTAACAATGGCAATAAATAAGACAATTTATAGTTATAATATTGGCCCTGATTATAGCAGCCTTTATAAGTCGTCTCAGAATGTTCCTGCTGAAAGCAATCAAAGTGCAGGTGGTGGAGAAGACTTAGGAGAAACTAAGAATAAAGCTAACGAACAATTAGGCATGGTTACTAATGTAGGCAATACTATAAGTAATGTAGTGGATGCTTATGGTGCTTGGAATGCTGGACCTAAAAGAGGAAGTAATTTAGACGATACTCGTGCAGAAGGTGTTAATACTGGAGACAATATTACTGCATCTCAAAATAAAGTAGTAGCTACAGATACAACTAAACTAGAACAGCAGGAGCCTCCCACTCCAAAAATAGATGCTACTGCTACAGATAAGCAACGAGGTGATTTATTTAATAAACAGATAAATAATCTTACTAAGACAAATATTACAAATGAAGAACTTAATAAAGAACAGCCTCAAGATTTTAGTGAAGTACCTAAAAATAACGGAAGCTCGCCTGTAGATAAAATGTTCAATGTAAAACGAGATGGTGATAAAGCATCTATAAAAGATAAGCTAATGAACTTTTATGGTGAGCAATATCGTACACATAATTTAGGTGATGTTGGGTTAAATGCCTGGACTGCACAGAACGTAGCGTTACCTGTACTTAATTATGCTGCTCAATATAATATGCTTGATTCTAAAAACAAATGGATTCAAGCAGGCTTGACTACACAAAGAATCATGCAAAATTTTCAAGGCAGGGACAGGCAAACTAATTTGTTTAGACCTACCGTACTAGATAACTATTACATATCAAACTTTGTAGAATTAGCAGATTTGACTACAAACTGGAATGATAGAAATGCCTGGCAAAATGCTATGGCTGGTGCTCAGTCTGCTGTAGATATGATTAAAAATTTTGGATGGGAAGATGCTGTTGGTGGCAAAGAAAATTTAGCACAAATGGCAGATGGTTTAGCGTACTTAAACTTTGGTAATTCTATTTATCAGTTAGGAAAGAACTGGAGTAATATGAATGCTGAAGAGCGTACTGCTGCTATGGTTCAAACTATGTATGCAGGAGTACAAGCATATAATGGTGGAAGTCTTCTTATAAATTCTTTTGCTCCTGCTGCGGAAGCTACTACAAATACAGCAGCTCTTGGAGCTGGTGCTGTTAAACAAGCAGTTGTTCAAGGCACAGAAAATGGTGCTCCTTTAGTAGAAGGAGGTGCACAGCTAACAAACACGGGTGCTAACATATCTACATTAGGTGGTAGTTTTATGGCTGTTGTTGGTGCATACACCATGTCTAAAGGTATAGAAGGATTGCACAAAGCATTTGGTCAAGGTACTAATTCTTCAATGAAAGCCAGCACATTATCTGGCATGAGTACTGGTATGGGAGCAGCTTCGTTAGGATTGGGGGCGGCTGCCCTTGCTGGAGCAGAAGTAGGAGCTGCATTAGGTGCTGTAGGAGTAGTTGTTGGTGCAGCAGTTGGGGCAGTAGTTGGATTGGCTACTGGTGCTGCCAAGACTGGGGCTTCTAAAGAGAAGCATGCTAGAGATAATTGGAGAGCTATGTACGGACAAGTAGGTGTATTTTCCAGAGCACCTGTTGCAGAAGGAAGCGACCATCACACGTATGCTATGCAACTAGCTGATGGAAGATGGTATGATGTTGGACATGATGGGTCTGGTTCTCGTGCTACATTTATAAACGGAGAAGTTAAGTATATAGCAAATCCTGACAAACTCACTGCTGAAGACAGGCATCGTATGGTGAATGATAAACATGGTACAGTTAGAGCTGTATTACCATACAATGTAGACTATACTAACGATTTGGATGTAGTTGGTAGTCTTATGGTTAGTGGTATGATTGTTCCAGTGGGAGGAACTTATCAGAAAGAGCGTACCGCTGAGGTTCCACAGATGTTAGGATACATGACTAATGGCATTACCAGTAATTGTGGGCGTGAGCTTACTGAGAAAAATTATAAAATAATGGCTGATAATGCTAAAACATTATATGCTAAGATTGGCATAACTAACAAGACACAAATGGTAAATTCTATGGGAGAAGCATACTTATATGGTCAGATAGATTATCAAGACTATATGAGCTCTTTAACCGCAGCAAATCTTATGTTTGATGATAATGGATACCAACAAGCACAAGCTATGATAGGTACTGCACAAAATCAACCACAGGTTCCAAGTAATAACTAAAGGAGAATAGTATGGCACAATATAACTTAGTCGGATACAATTCAGCTCCTACAAATGTAGAATACGAACAGATGAAGATTGGTGCTGAGAAAACTCCCAGAACTAATTGGGCAGAATATTCTCTTAAAGAAAAGCAACTCAGAGAAGAAAAAAAGAGCAATAGATTTAAGAATGTTCTTAATATGGTAAATACTGTTGCAGAAGGTGTGAAAGCATACGAGTATGTACAAAACTCAGAACTTCAAAGAGACACACAAGAATTACAAAATACAGAAACGGCTTTAGATATTCAATCTAAAAGCATTGATGTAAATAAAAAACTTACCGAAAATAAAAAAGATTTAGATTATATTTCCAAATTAAGTCAATACCAAAAAACAGGAGATCTTAAAAGTGCTTTAGCATTAGCATTAGAAGACCCAGAAACAGCTATAAGAAACGGTCAGTCTACAAAAGCTATTATTGCACAGGCTCGTTTTTCTAAAACTCCAGGAGCAGATGATGTTTATGAATCTTTATTTTTTGATGAAGCTAAACAAGAGCGTCTTGATTATGCAAAATTTCAAAAAGATATAGATAAAGAATATCTGAAACGAGATACTAAGTTAATGGAACTTAATATGAAATATGGTTCCAACGGAACTAGTAGGTTAGAACAGCAAAAAGCATTTACTAAAGCACTTAACAAATCTGTTAATTCTATAGAAGCTAATCCTGCTGCTAGTGATGGTTTTGCTAAAAAAGGTTGGGATTGGAACCAAATTCTATCTGATCCAGATAGCAGTTGGGATGTACGTGTATATGATACAGAAGAAATATTACAGCAATTAGATGCTTTTAGGAACTTAGAAGAAGCTGGGAAAGGGGACACGTTTCCTGAATCTCAAATGGGAATGCTTAGATCTGTCTTTGGAAACAATCTTCCTGAAGATTCTTATAACGCTCGAAATACTATGAGTAAAACATCACAATTAGTGGAGTTTACTGTAGATGGTGAATCTCAAATGTTTATGATGGATAGGCAAGCAGTTAAAGATGTCATAGCTGCTAAAAATTCAGCTATACAAAGAATTAGTGAGGTAGCACAAAAAGAATTGACAGAATCTTATAATGGAAGCCTTGAACATTTTGGTACAGCTAAGTTATATGCTTTGGCAGCTTTGCCTAAAACCACTCTCAAAGGTTTTGTTGAGAAGTATCCACACATGTTAGAAAGTGCCACACCAGCACAAAGACAAACACCAGCATTTCAAAAACTAGCTTCTGCTGTATCTAGTGTAAGTCCAGAGTCAGGAAGAGCTTTAGAAGCTACTACATCTGCTCAAGATGTACAAGATAACCCTGAAATGGCTTCTTGGTTAAAAGACGCATACAATACAGCTACTACTATGTATAAGGAAAATCCAAGTGGAGCAGTTCAATCTATGGTAGCTGCCGTAAGGCAAAATACTCCAGAAAAAGCAAAACAAAAACTTATAGACAAACTTAGTGGCACAGAAGGTTCTCAAAACTTTAATGAAATTGTATATGCTTATTATGATGCTAAATTATCTGGAAAACCAGAATCGGAGGCATTCAAGGCAGCAAAAGCGGTAGCTACTGGAGGGACTCCTACAAAGAATACTACAAAGGGTACTACAAAAAATAATACCTCTGCTGTAAAAGAAACCTCTAAAGAAACAAAATCAGAGAAATCGTCTGGAAATAAAAAACTATTAGAGCTTAAAGAACAATTCAATAAAGCTAAAGATAGTAAAGAAAAGAATCTTATAGAGAAAGAATACACTAATAAATTTGCTGGTAAATATTTAGATACTAATTTAGATAGTGCTATGTCTAACGATATGCATCGTCTACTAAGTAAAGCTGGGGTAATTCCTAGTGAGTTTGATACTGTAGATAATAGGAAAGACATAATACAGATGATGGTTAAAAAACGACTAGCTGGAGAATCTGATGAAGAAATAGCTAGAATAGTTAAGAATGTTACTCCAGAAACTGTATGGAAGAGGGAAGCTCCAGTTGAAGTAAAAGATACAGAGAGTTTTATTAAGCGGTCTGCTCAAGATTTTGAAACAGCAAGTGCCTCTAAAAAATCTAAGATTAAAGAAGATTTACGTAAAAAAGTCGCAGGAAATACTACTACATACGGCAGGGATTATGCTACCCCTACATTAAAGAAATACTTGGGTAAAGCGGGTATAAAACAAACTTTAATCGGAAACATAACTAACCTTGATGAGGTAATAGATGTAATTGTAGATGGTCTTGCAAATAAAGTGGCAGACGCTAATATTGCAGCTAAGGTAAAAGAAGTAGTTAAATTAAAATAAGAGGGCACATGGCGGATGAATCTTTAGAAGATATCTTAACCAACATCGAGAATATTGGTGATAGTTATGAAGAGGATGAGGAAGATTCCGAGATGGAAAACCTCGGAGAGGATACGTTAGATTATGTAGATGAAATAAATACGTATGAAGAGTTTGATAATATTTTAAGTGCTATCTCTACACAAGATTCTCCACAACCTACCGAAGACAATTCTGTAAGTTATGTTGGAGCATTTGCTAGAGGTATTAAAGATGCGTTTACAAATAAAATTGATTACGCTTTAAGCAGAGCTTCCAGCCAATCTCTAACTACAGCTGGTGATAGAGTCAAGTCAGGTGAGCTAGATACAGAAGGTAAACAGATTTTATATAGTGTTGGTCACGAGGTAGAGAACTTTGCACAAAATGCTTTAGCGGCGGTTAAGCTCGGTAGTGCTGGTGCTGGCGGTGGTGCTTTGACAGGCCCAGCGGCTCCTGTAGCTGTTCCTGCTGGTGCTATTATGGGAGCTAGTTCGGGATACGCTGCAAGTGCAGCGTACAACTCTTTAGTAATGGCAGGAGAAGTTTTTAAGGATGCTTATAATGATGCTTTAGATAGAGGATATAAAGAGTCGGATGCTTTATGGGAGGCTTATGAAAAATCTGGAGCTACCATGGGTCTGGAATATATAAGCCAGTTCGTACCAGTAGGTGGAAAGTATGCAGGAAAAGCTATCTCAAAATTACTTCCAGATTTAGTAAAAAATGGTATCGCAAAAGTAAATAAAGGATTTGTACAAATTATTGATAAAGCAGCTTTTAGAAAAGTTGCTGCTGGAGCTTCTGCTAAAGAAGCTGTAAAAGATACAGCTAAAAAATCTGTTGTAGGTACAGTTCTTAAAGAAGGTGTTAAAGGTGGTGTAGAAGAATATGCAGAAGAATCTGCCGAAAGTATAGCACACCAATTATTTGAAATAGGAAATGACCCGAATAAATCTTTAGAAGACTTTGACTTTAAGGATGTTACACAAAGCGGAGAGGGAGGTGGTATTGCAGGTTCCATACTTCGTGTAGCTGCACCCCACATATATAAAGGAGCACAAAGAGGTGCTAGAATACCTGGAGATATTAAAGATAGATATAAGTATGGTAAGAAAGTTACAGAAGAAGTTACTACCATAGATGACAAAACAGCTACGGTTAAAGCTAGAGAAAAGACTATCGAAGAAGCTAAAAAATATGCAGAGTATGATACTGCTGCTGATAAAGAATCTGTTGCTACGACAAATATTCAAAATACTATTAGAGATTCAGAAGATAATGTTGTTCAATATAAAGATATAAAAGACGACGAACAATACACTTTCAAAGATAAAGAAGGTGTAGAAAAAACCATGTCTGGAAAAGAAGCAAAGCAGGCGTGGAAAGCAGAGTATCAAAAAAATAAAGAGATACATAAAAAAGATATTGTTGCTAATCTAGCTGGCAAAGATTCTTTCAATGAACTTTTTTCTGTAAAAAATTCTAAAGGTGAGGATGTTACCAATAATAAAACCTTTAATGATGATGAAGAATATTCAGTATCTTTTGCAGGTAAAACAGAAAACGTTTTTGGTAGGGATATACAAAAAATAAAGGATAGATATTTAGAAGAAACAATATCTGCTGCTAGAAATGAGTTAGGGATTGGACATCTTAATAAGAAGTCTGATAAACCAGTAATCTCTCAACAGATGGCTGATGTTATAACTAGACATAGACAACAGTTAAATAACATACAAGATTTCTATGAAACACATCAAGTAATAGATTTAGACACAAACGCAGCAGTTAATCCTAATGAAGTTAGACCAGAAGGAAGATACAGAGTAGTCAGGAATGACGGCACTGTAGTTAATGAAGACACGTCTGGTCTTGGTGTATCCATACTAGAAAAATATGCTCCTGTAAAACATCAAGGATGGAGTCCTATAAATATAAGCGAAGCCGAAGCTAATCTTATTCAACGAGGGAATGCTACAGTTAATGGTAAATACTTAAATCTTTCAAGACAAACAGACGGAGATTTAATAGACCAATACACGTTACACGAACAGATTGGAACTTCTGGATATATCGGTACTGACTGGGGAAATCTCTCAAACGATGACAATAGATTATATACTATTAAGAATCGTAATGGTGATATTGTAGTAAAAGATTATACAGGTAAGCAGATAAATACATTCCTAGACCTTGTTACAAGAAACGCTAGTATGGAAGATGCTGACTTCTTATCTGAGCATACTATACAAACGATGGAAGGTGAGGAGGTTGATTGGAATAATTTAGATGAAAACGATATAAATACTAGATATAAGATACTTCATAAAGGAAATGTAATAGGAGAAAACCTATCCTCAAGTGGGGCTTCTTTATATAAAAGATTAGCTGCAAGACAGTTTATAAAAACAGAAAACGGCCAAACTTATATATACATAAAAGCATCTTCACAATATGATGGTGCTCCAGGCACATTATTTGTAAGAGCTAATGACCCTACAAACACCACATATATTGGTGATAACACTGACTTGATGGGAGATACTAATTTTGATTTTGAGCGAGATATTTTAAGTGCTAAGCAAAAACAACAAACAAGATTAGCTGTCTTAAAAGCTATTAAAAATAAACAAGATGCTCAATCTAAAGCTAATAATGCTGAATTAAATGCAGAGGAAGCTGGTAACTTAAACGAATCTCAGAAAGAGTACAAGTCTAAATCTAATGATGAGGCTTTAGAACGTCAATCAGAATTTTCTGGAGGAGCTAATCCAGAATCATTCGGACAAGTTATTGAAAGCGAATGGTCAGATGACTTTATATTTTCTAAACCCGATACTGTACCATTATCTTCAGAAGAAGTTGCTAATACCATTCAATCGGATGTTGATAAACTAATCAGTATTTATGGTGACGATATAAATAAAGTTATTAAAGGTGAAGACGGGCTACTTATTAGTAAAGAACATATAAGAGCATTACTAAGTACTATGGCTAGAAATCTTAGTTATAAAATGCTCAATGATTTAGGTGAGCTTGGTATACAAGGGGCTCATGTAGGTGAACAGACTTATGGTACAATAGTGCCAAGATTACGTTATTTTAGAATACGAAACTCCAGAGACTACAGAGCAGGGTTCCATGAACTAGCACACGGAATATTCCGAGATGGCTTATTTGGAAAAGGAACCAAAGGTATTGCTTCTAAAATGAGTGCTACGGGAGACGCGACTGTATTCATAAATGAAATGGATACTTTGTTTAGTCGCAAAGTTAGCTCAAAAAGTAATATTGATTTATCATCGTATTCAGATGAAGCTATTCCAGAAGAACAATTTGCAGAAGCCTTTATGGTATTTGCAACAGAACCAGCATTTGAAGCTGACTTTAGAAAGTATGCTCCTAAAACATTTGCTGCATTAGACGCTTATTTGACAGAAACAAAAACATGGAATGATATAAAGAAAGCTCGTACAGTCGCACAATACTATGTAAATCAGACTCCTTTACAGAGGGCTATTGCAGACTTGACCCCACCTACTAGAGACATGTTTAGACAAGTATTTTCTCCTACATGGTGGAAACGGGTATCATTAAGAAGAGCGGCTGCGTATGTAATGTCATACACTACAGATGATATGGCTGGAGTTAGATTTGCTATCAAAGATTTAGGTCTTGAAGAGGGTACAGATAGGTTAGAATATCTACGTTCCATTGGTAATGATATGGCACATAGATTTATATCGGGAGACGGATGTAATTTTGCTGGACAATCATTAAGAGGTTTTGGGCATGTAAATTTAGTAGAGCTATTTGCTCCATTAAAACAATTTGGGAAAGATGGAGAAAACAAACTAGCTGCTGCTTTATGGGCACAGGCTACATTAGGTGAGTACATTGGAAACGAGAGAGTTTTAACTAAACTAATAAACATCAACAATAAGCTAGAGAAAGATTTTATTCGCACTTTCGGTATAATGAGAAACATTTCTCTACAACATTGGGATGAGTTTATAAAGCTGGAAGACACACAAGCTGGAGATATTCAAAATGCTGATAAATGGAATATGTCAGCACAAGAAGTTGCAGACTTAATAAATAAATATAAAAAAGAAGCAAGAAACTTATTATCTTCTGGAGATATTGCTAGAGCTGAAAATGATAAATTACTTCATAAAGAATACGAAGCAATCATGGCAGAAGATTTATCTCTTCCTGGTGTAGACGCTAATATACGTAAGCAAAAGTTAGCTGCTTGGAAAGAGAAAGTAATTAAAGAAGCATTAAGACAAAACTTCAAGCAGAGAGCTTTTAAGGAAGTTGCTGCTACTGGACAGTCTTTAGCGGATGCTATGAAGATTTATAATGAAGTTCTTGTAGAAGATAAAAATGCTAGCTTGTATGCACAGGCAGCAGAAAACTTTCATAAGTATCAAACAAATCTTTTACATAGTATAGCTGGAGCTTCTCCAGAAATGCAGTTCTATGCAGAACGAATACTAAACAATGCTTCTGGGTGGCACGCACCACTTCTCAGACAATTTTCTGAGGATGAAAATCCAGCTTCTCCACATTACTTATTAGCTAATAGAGAAGGTAGTGACAGACCAATTCAAAATCTGTTTGATAGTACAATTAAACAAACAGTTGCTATGTTTGATGCAGCAGCAAGGTCAGCTATTAAAAATTATATGGTTAATCTCGCAAGCAATTCAGGAAGTGGTTTGTATATACGAGAGATTACAGAGCCTTCCGAGCATATCTCTATAACTATGAAAAACTTTAGAGAAGCTGCATTAGCTGCACGTGACGAGAAGTTACAAGAGCTTAGAGATAGGGGTGTAGAAATTACTACAGAGGTGGCCTCTAAAGTCAATGCTATGATAGAGGAGATGGAAAAATTAAACATATCAGCTTTTGATTTGTTTACTCCTACAATGAAAGTTAATAATGACTTATGTCAATTCTCTTACTTTGACCCTTACCAAAACAAAATGCGTTTCTTTGAAACAGAGAAAGAAGTGTACCAAGCTCTTAAAAAACCTAAAGATGTATCCGCTTTACCATGGTTATCTAAGCTCGGTAGAATGGTTACTATGGGAATGAAGCTAGGACTTATTACATATAATCCAGCATTCTTAGTATTTACTAACCCTGTTAGGGA